TAACTTAAATTCTTTAATTATCTCCATAACAAATATAATGATTTTTATTTTATTTTGTTCTATTCAAAACAAGATAAATAAAAGGGAAAGAGAGGTTTCCCTCTCTTCCCTCTCTTCTCCCTTAGAGTGTCTTGATTACATTGTCAGTAGACTGCTTCATGATGCAAGGAATCCATTCATTCTTGCCTTCAATGCAGCATTCAGCATACTGCAAATCAGAAACCTCAATCTTATTAAGGTTTTCTCTTACAGCTGGTGATACATAGCCTTGCTTTGTACCACAGATAAAGAAGACTTTGTTTGTCTTTGGGTTCTTAATAAACCGCAGTGAATCCTTCTGTTCTTCCTTCAATGCTGCTACACTCATTCTGTTTTTAACTAACATGTCCTTCATGATTTTAATGTGTTAAGTTGTTAATGAAAATTCCCCTTTGAGTTTAGGCAGACTGGGTAGGGGGATAAACCCAGAGAGCCGAAGGCTGGGGGAGGTTTTTGGTGGCTATCTCCCATTCATAGAAATAAAGTAAAAAAAAATTATTTTTCAAAAAATAAATTTTTTACTTATATATTTTGGTATATTAAAAATTTTAGTTATCTTTGCAACCTGTAGAGATATATCTATAATATCTATCACCCACGAGTAACCAAGTAATGGGTCAGAAGTTGGGTTGGTAATCCTAAATAAGGATGAGATTCTCCCCAATACTACAGAAAATTGTTATCTTATAAGATAGGTTCCTTCACCAATATAGATGAGAAAAGGTACAGGGAAAGAAGGCTATGGGGGTAAAATAGAAATATTTAGACCGGGCCTATTGAAGTAGATAATTAAAGAGTAAGACTGATAAAAAGTCATAGGGATATATTATATCCTTTTTAGTATAGAATTTAAAATATATAGTATGATTGGAACACATGATAGTTATACTTTTTTACCTCCAACCAATCCTTTATTTAATCTAGTATCCTTTTTATGGAGAACCCAGAAAAAGAATATATATAAGCAAAAAAAGACTGGAGTAGAATACTTTGATATAAGAGTAAGAAGAGTAAAAGATAAGTGGAGAGTATGTCATGGTATAATAGATTTTAATTTAGAATTTGATAGTATTAGGGAAATACTGGATTCATATTCTGGTTATAGAGTAAGACTTATATTAGAGAGAGGAGACTACTTAGATAAATACTTTTTTATTAAAGAAATTTGGGATAATAGAAGTATTGAAACCTTATCCTTCGCTTGTTTAAAGAAGAATTGGGAAATAATATTAGATAGAGATTTATCTATTAAGGATTACACTTATATTCCTTGGTTATCTGGAGAGTCTTTTTGGTATAATATTAAGAGATTTAACTTTTTCTCTACTATTAAGAGATGGGCAAAAAAGCATAACCCTATAATAGACAATACTTTAATAAGAGATAAAACCATTATACATTTTATGGATTATGTGTAAAACAGCAAGAGAGTTTTTAAGAAAGTATAGAAAAACACATTGCTGTGTTATATGTGGTGAATCTGATTATCATTGTTTAGAATTTCATCATTTAGATCCTAAGGATAAAAGATTTTCTTTATCACATAGACTTAGGCATGATATAGATCCAAAGGAGGTCTTAAAGGAAATGAGTAAAACCTGTTTGTTATGTGCTAATTGTCATAGAAAATATCATGGTGGTACACTAGGAATACCAGATAAATTATTATATGATAAGAGGGTTAAAGTACTAATTAGTGACTATAACCAGGATCTATAGTAAAAAAGTTAATGAAATATTTGGCTATTTAAAAAATTTTACTTATCTTTGCACCTGAGAGATGAGGTTACTGAATAAGTAATATCTTACTTCTTCTGATACTTATTCTTCTAGAGATTAAAGGAGTAAACTGCTTCTTAGTGTAATGGTAACATATTAGTTTTTGGAGCTAAAATTATAGGTTCAAATCCTATAGAAGCAACAACCCAACTTCAAGGCACTAGAGAGTGCCATTTGCCCTCTTAGCACAATGGATAGTGCAGGAGTCTTCTAAACTTCTAATATAGGTTCAATTCCTATAGAGGGTACTATTTAGGATGTGTAGCATAGTGGTTAATGTGCCTGACTGTCAATCAGGAGATTGGAGTTCAATTCTCCCACATCCTGCTCTACTTATAGTTCATGTTTTTGTAATGTTAAACTTATTCAATACTCTTTTTGACAGTTAGAGTATAAAGAAACTGCTTACTGGGGATGTAGCTGGAAGGTCTGAGCACTTGACTGTTAATCAAGAGATGAAAGTTCAATTCTTTCTATCCCCGCTTTATTATAATACTAATAATTACTCCTTTAGCTCAGTAGGTTAGAGCAGTATCCTTATAAGATAAAGGTCTCTGGTTCAAGCCCAGAAAGGAGTACTATGAATTATTTTAATAAACTTATTAATAATAATACAGGAGTAAGTTCTAAAAACTTTTTCCTTGTAGCAGTTACAATAATAGGATTAATACTACTATTAGTACCAGCAGTATTACTTATAATAGAAATCTGTTGTAATCATACTATACAGACAGATTTAAATGGCTTAGCTGCTTATATAGCTTCTGTTGCTGGTATATTTGCATCAGCTGGGATAACTAAAGCTTGGGCAGAAAAGTATGAGAAAAAGGATAAGTAATACTCCCCAAAGCATTAGTGGTGATGCTCAAGACCTTTAATCTTGAGAACTAGGTTCAACTCCTAGTGGGGAGACAATTATTAACTCCTAGAATTATTTAATATGAAAAAGATTTTTTCTTTAATTAAAAAAGGTGCTAGGGTATATTTTAGACAATCTTCTAAAACTTATGCTTGGGTACCTACAGGAACTATTCCTATTGGAATATAGTTCCTTTGATGTTGGAGTGAATAATAAATTGGGTATATAACAACAGTGGTCTGTAAAACCACCCCTCTTAAACAAATTATTATATTGGACTTTGGAGTAAGGGAGTTATGCCTATAAATACCCTCTTGATGGAATGGTAGACATAATAGTTTTAGAAGCTATGCTAGTAATAGGTAAGAGTTCGAGTCTCTTAGAGGGTACTAGAAAATAATTGGAAAATAGTTAAGAAAATGTTTGGTAGTTACAAATATTTTATTTAACTTTGCAACATCAAAATAAGAAAAAAGATATGTTTGAAGATAGCCTATTTACACCAATGGAAGAGGAAAGAGAGAGTAATTCCCCTACAGGAAGCCAGTTCTTTATAAGTTTCCTCAATCAACTTGAGGGGTGGAAAACTAAGTGTAAGAACTTGCATTGGGCAGCACCTAAGAAGAATATTCATGTGTATCTTGATGAGTTTCTTGATATACTATCAGATTATCAAGATGGCCTTGCAGAAGGCTATATGGGAATACTAGGTAAAATGCAACCTAATGTCATTAAAGGTACTGCAAGTGATACACTAAATGCTATGGACTTCATTGAAGAAGTTAAAGCAGGTACCTTATCTTTTTATGAAAAGATCCCCCAAGAAACTGTATATAAAGGTATTACCTCAGAATGTGAGACATTCATACAGAATATACTAAAGTATAAATATTTATTTGGACTCACAGATGTCAGACCATATTGAAGACTGGCATTTTACTGGAAAAATCTAGTTATAGTGGTGGAGGGAATATGATGAAATAGGTAAACATGTAGCTCTTAAACAGCTATGAGCATTTGCTCTTAAGGGTTCGAGTCCCTTTATTCCCACAGGTTAAAGTTATAAATATGAAAAAGCTACTACTTTTATGTGCTTCATTACTTTGTTTAAATTCTTGTGATGATGCTAATGATACATTTAAACAGAATTTTAATGAAGTGATTGTGGGGTACTGGGATATTAATAGTCCTAAAGGATATATTGAATTCTACCCAGATAACCTATTCATTATGAATGATTCTATTTATGGAAATTACAATTTTCCCTCAGAGCAAACAAATAAGGCTGATATATATTGGGAAAGTGATTCAGGGAACTCAGGAGAGGGAGTACTAGAGTTAAAGAACTACATAGGAAGTTATACTAATATTATGGTTACAGGACTTCCTTACAGAGAATTAGAAACAGTTATCTTAACTAAAAAGCCATGATAGGAACTCATAACAGTTTTACATATATTGATTCCACAAGTAAGTTATATAATAAATTTTCAGATTTCTGGAGATGCCAAGGAAAGACTATCAAAGAACAATATGAATGTGGTGCAAGATACTTTGATGTAAGGGTAACCCCAGAAACCCGAGGCAGCAGAATTTGTTGGAGAGTTTGCCATGGTAAAGTAGATTTAGGACAAACATTTATAAGTCTCAAAGCTATAGACGCCTATTTTAAAAAGTATAAAGATGCTACTTATAGGCTAGGACTTGAAAGAGGAGACACCTCTAAGTTCATAAAGGATGTAAATAACCTAGTAGCAAGGGGCAAGTCCCAATGTAAAATGGCCTTTATCAAAGACCCTTGGAAAACTATATTTCAAGCTTCTGACCATTTACCTCTTACTGACATGACTTATGTGCCTTGGAACACAGGAAAGGACTTATGGTATAACATTACTCATTTTAAGCTGGATACCATTGCTTATCACGCTAAGAAAGAAAATACTAAGCTTACAAGTGAGATGATAGAGGATCCTAATCATATCTATTTTATAGATTATATCTAAAAGGAATGCTTCCTTAGTATAAAGGTTATTACACTTGTCTTGTAAGCTAGAGATAAAAGTTCGATTCTTTTAGGAAGCTCAACAAGTTACTAAAAGCTATTTTACCTATAGTGAGAGAGTAACACCTAATGCTACTAGGTAAATCCAGCAGGAGCTGACCTGTATTGACTTAAATTAAAAAGCTGAGTTACACTACTTTGGTAAACAGTGGATGTAGATGATTAGGGGTGTAAGATAAGGACAGACTTACAATACTAGAGTACCAGTTATCCGAATCTCTAGTTTAATCATGGGGTGATAGCAATAGGCAGCTAACAAGGCTCATAACCTTGAGGTTGAGGGTTCGAGTCCCTCCCCCGTAACTATTATTTAATACAATGAAAAAAGAAATAAAGGTTTTATATGCTCCTACATTGAGTAAATTAATAAACTATGCCAATAATATGGGTATTGAGAAAGATGAAATTATTAATATACTTCCTATGTCTGAGCAATATGCTATGATTTATTATGAAGAAAAAAGAGATTCCATTAATGGGTGAGGAAAGATTTGAGGAATACCTTAAATCAGTTAGTGAAAATAACTTGCCCCATTTACATGATTTTAGTGCTGTAAGTCACTTTAAATCTGTATGGAGAGCTATTAGAAGAGGACATGTAGCTCCTTATGGTGTTATTTATCCTAAGAGGCCCTTTAACAATGCAAAACATAGTAAAGGGAGTCTTAATGACATAAAAAAGACAATATATGAGCAACTTAAGCACAGAAGATCAGGTAAGTGATTATAACAATATTCCAGTGTTATACTGTAAACATTGTTTATCTATTAGAGTTAGAGACATACCTATGATGGAAAATTCTGATTTCTGTGATAAGTGTGGATCTACTGATATTGAGGAAACTAGTATAGAGAATTGGGAAGAACTCTATAAAAGTAGATATGGTCATAAATATTTGGAGGAGTAAAGTATGGAAGACAATAAAACTAATTTAAAGCTAGAGAAGAAGGATCCTAAAGATAAGAAGTTATCTTATGAGGAGCTGAATAATATAGCTCATCAGCTCAGTGAACAATCAAGAAATCTTTATCTTGAACTTCAAAAAGCTAACCAGTATAATCTGTTTAAGAGACTAGACTACTTATTTAAAGTGATAGAAAATTCTAGTATTTTTGACACTGAGTTTGTTACAAAGTGTAAAGATGAAATAAAAAGTATAATAACTATTCCTGAAACTTCAGATACTAATGAACAGTAGAGTAAACAATATAGTTAGAATACCTACTAGTTTACAAGGAAGATTCTTCAGATATTGGGTAGACTTTTTACATCCATATCATAAACTCACTAACAGAGAAAGTGAAGTAATAACTGCTTTACTAAAAGAAAGATATAATCTTAGTAAGAAAGTCAGTGATCCTGAGATCTTGGATACTATTCTTATGAGTGATGATATACAAAGAAAAGTAAGAGAGGAATGTGGAATGTCTAGGTCTCATTTTCAGGTTATAATGGGAAAATTAAAAAAGAGTGGAATACTAGAGAATAATAAAATTAATCCTAAATTTATACCTAATATAAGAGAGGATGAAAACTCATTCCAGTTACTTTTATTATTTGAATTAAAATGAACTATGACCAAATAGTAGATGAGGTAGCTAAGGAACTCAATCTTCCTTATGAGCTAGTAGATAGAACTTATAAATCTTACTGGAAATTTATAAGAGATTTTATAAGTAACCTTCCCCTAAAGGAAGTGCAGAGTAGGGATGATTTCTTAAAACTGAAAACAAATATTAATATACCTTCATTAGGGAAACTTTCATGTTCCTATGATAGATTTGTAGGATTAAAGAAAAGATTTGAGTTAATAAAAAAGATTAGAGAAAATATTTATGTTAAAGATAAATAAGATTAAACCCATGTTTAATAGAATCCTTGTTACTGCTGATAAGTATCAGCAAGATGTAAAACAAGGAGGTATAGTAGTTATTACAGCAGGCTCTTTAAAAGAATATCAAAGAGTAATTTCAGTTGGGTCTACTGTAAGAGATATTAAAAAGGGTGATATGGTATTAATTAATCCTACTAGATATGCTGTAAAAAAACATAATGAGGGTTCATTAAAGAATGGGGTAGTTACTGATAATCCAGTGGTTTCCTATAATTTTAATCTAGTTGAGGTTAATGATCAAGTATGTATTCTATTGTATGATCAGGATGTAGATTATGTTATTGAAGATTTTGAAGAAGTAAAAGATGAAGCTCCTTCATCTTTAATTCTTCCTGAAGATAAGAAATTTGAATGTTAATCATAAGGAGTTAGTTATCTAACTCCTTTTTTTATTTTATATAATATGCAATTAATTAGAGTAGAGAATTTTGAAGTAAAGGCATCAGACGAAATACTTTTATATCCTTCTTTTAAAAAACTGTACAAATCAGACAGAACAAAGGATAAAAGTAATTTTTTTAAATTTCTATCTATATTATATTTTACTTATGATATAAGATCTAATTACCAATATATAATAGATGAGAAGGAAAGACTAAAAGTAGTATGTGAGTCTAATGGATATGATATTCCAAAATTTAGTGACTTAGAGTTAGAGTGTATCAAATTATACAAGAATAGTCAGAATACTACTGCCTCTATGCTCTTACAGGACACTAGGGCTACTATTGATAAAATAAGAACTATGCTCAGGGAGATAGAAATAAATGACCTTGAAGAAAAAGATAAAGTAACTGCAATAAAGACTATAGCAGCTACAGTAAATATGATACCAAAGTTAGCTAAAGACTTAACAGAAGCTGAAAAGGCTGTTTCAAAAGAAATAGAGGAGTCTGGTAGGGCCAGAGGAAATCAAGGAAGTAAAACATTAATGGATGATGGAATTTTATGATGCTAAATATACAGGAAATACTGGAAGTAATATCTGATAAGAAATATGTTATACAGAGACAAATACATAGAAATTCAACATTTAAAGGTATAAAAACTTATAAGTTATATCTCTATGAGATTCACACTGATGGTAATAATATTATCTATAGAGACTCTGTAAATAAAGTAACCAGTGATGATGAGAATGTATGGCATGATATGTATCTTAAATTAATAAAATGGTTATATGATAACAAATAAATATCAGTCTAAAGTAAGTGAAGATGAAATTTATTCCTTAGATCCTGAAATACAAGAGCAATTCTATGATTACATAAATAACATTCCTTATATTAAGAGTCTTATAGACCCAAATAGGAAATATGCCAAGGATCTTCAAAGAGATGAAAAGGGAAGAATAATAGTAGATATTACTAAGCCACATATCCTAGAAGATATGGATTATTTTAGACCATCTGCCTTACACTTTCAAAAGTATGGATGTTTTACCAGATTAAGGCCTAATCCTAATCCAAATAGTGAATATGGTAAATGGATTAGGGAGGAGGTTAGAAGATGTTATGAAGGTTATATTAGAAAATCAGATGGTGAGTGGATAACTGGTGATATGTACTTTTTTCTAAATTATTGCCCTATACTTCAGATAAAAGAGGATGAAGGAGGTAACTCAATTAGAACTCTTGACTTTCCAAGAGTATGGGATGGTCACTATTATAAATTTCATTATCTGAATCAATGTAGACATGAAGGGCATCATGCAATGGAATTAGCCAGTAGAGGTAAAGGAAAGAGTTATACAGCTGCTGCTTTACTTGCTAAAAGATTTATACTTGGTGAAAGTAGAAAGGTTAATAGAAAAGTACAATGTGTAGCTACTGCCAGTGAGAAAAAATATATACAAGGAGCTAACCAGTTACTTGACATGTTTCAGTACTATATTGACTTTTGTGCAAAGAATACTCAATTTCCATCAAGAAGATTAACCTCTTCCTTACAGAATTTACAATGGACAATGGGATATATTGATGTAAATACTGGTGCTAGAATGGGAACTGAAAACAGTGTCATTGGTATAACATCTAAAGATGATGAGTCTAAGCTTAGAGGATCAAGAGGTGTATTGTATCTCCTGGAGGAGGCTGGTTCTTTCCCAAGATTACTTAATTTATATTCAGTATTAAGACCTTCTGTAGAAGATGGTAAAAAAGTATATGGTTTAATTTATGGCTATGGAACTGCTGGTGACTCAGAATCTGACTTTAGTTCTATGCAGGAATTAATGTATAATCCAAGAGGTTATAATATAAAAGGAGTTCCTAATGTTTATGATAAGGAGGGACAGGGAAGAAGGGAATTTACATACTTTTTTCCTGGGTATCTTAATATGGCAGATTGCTATGATAAAGATGGAAATAGTGATGTTATAAAAGCTTTACTTACTATATTAAAGGATAGATATACAGTTAAATATAACAGTAGTGATATAAATGCTATAACTAAGAGAATAGCAGAAATTCCAATAACTCCACAGGAAGCTATTCTAAGAACTAATAAAAATATATTTCCTATTACTGAGATTAATGCAAGATTAAATGAAATAGATAATGATCCTAATTTCTATGATGATACTTATGTAGGTGAATTAATATTTACTAAAAATGGTGAAGTAGAATTTAATCCCACTACAGATATTCCCATTAGGAATTTTCCTCTTAAAGACAATAAAGCTCAAGGTGCTATAGAAATATATGAAATGCCTGTAAAAATAAATGGGAAAGTACCACAAGAAAGGTATATAATATCTCTTGATAATTATGAAAATGATCAGGCAGAATCAATGTCTCTTGGATCTATTTTTGTCTTAGATTTATGGACAGATAGAATTGTAGCTGAATATACAGGTAGACCTATGTATTCAGATGATTTAAATGAAATATGTAGAAAAATGTGTTTATTTTATAATGCAAAATGCTTATATGAAAATAATAAAAAATCTACTTTTGCATATTTCAGCAAGACTAATAGTTTACATTTATTAGCAGACACACCAGAATATTTAAGACAAAAACAGATTATTAAAGCACAGGGATTTGGTAATAGCTCTAAGGGAGTTACAGGTACAGTTCCAGTATTTAATTTTGCTTATACTCTTATAAGGGACTGGTTATTAAAGCCTGTCACTGTTAGTTCTACAGAAGGGGAGGAAGAGGTACAATACACTGTTCCTAATCTGCATTTTATAAAAAATAGAGCACTTTTAAAGGAGTTAGCTTTGTTTAACCCAGATATAAATGTAGATAGAATTAAATCTTTATGTCAATTAATGCTCTACAGAGAGGAGAAAATGATATTGTATCAAGGTAATCCACAGCATTATGGTAATACAAAGGATAGTAACTATTTAGGCAATGATCCTTATTTCACTAATAACTATGATAAAAGATTCAGTAAATTTAGTAAAAGTGATATTTGTGATTAATAAATTAATTATAGTCTTGTATAAATAATTACTTTTAATTATCTTTGTACCTACTATAAATATACATTACTTTAATATTAAATTATTTAATACAATATGTCAGATTTTGTTCAATTTCCTCCACAACAATTACCCTTTAATAAAAAGACAAAAGAGTGGAGAAAAAAGCATTTAGATTGGGCAGATAGTAAGACATTCTTTAATTATAGTTTAGTTAGAAATTCTGTTATTCATAAGAAAATTAATTATGATTTACTTGTAGGGAAACTCCATATGAGTGACCTTGAAATGATTCTTAATCCTGAAAATATACAAGCAGGTTTTATACCTGATAGAATCCAGCATTACCCAATAATGAATTCTAAATTAGATGTTTTAATAGGAGAAGAATCTAAAAGAGTATTTGATTATAGAGTAATTATTACTAATCCTAACTCTATATCAGAAATAGAAAATAAAAAGAAAGAGGAGTTACTACAGGATCTACAGAATCTATTAACTAATACTGCCCAATCAGAGGAAGAATTTAACCAAGGATTAGAAAAAATAAATTATTATTATTCTTATGAATGGCAAGATATGAGAGAAATAAGAGCTAATGCTCTTCTCAATCATTATAATAAGGAGTATAATATGCCTCTAATCTTTAATGATGGATTTAAGGATGCTCTTGCAGTAGGTGAGGAAATATATCAATGTGATATAATTGGAGGTGAACCAACTCTTACCAGATTAAACCCACTAAAGGTTAGGATATTTAAATCAGGATATTCTAATAAAATAGAAGATGCTGATGTAATAGTAATAGAAGACTATTGGAGTCCAGGAAAGATTATAGATACTTACTATGATGTACTAACTAAAAAGGATATAGAATATATAGAGCATTTACCTGATTTCACAGGTGAAGCAGCAAAAGATTCTATGGATAATATAGATGGTAGGTATAGTTTTGTGAATATGAATATGGTTGGGGATGAAATGAGTACTGAAGGATTTTACTTTGATCCCCTTAATTTATTCTCTGATGGTGTACAAGGATCTTTATTGCCTTATGATTTAGCAGGTAATGTTAGAGTCCTAAGAATGTATTGGAAATCAAGAAGGAGAATAAAGAAAGTTAAGTCTTATGATCCAGAAACAGGAGAAGAAGTTTTTAATTTTTATCCTGAAACTTATGTATTAAATAAGGAAGCTGGTGAAGAAGAACAGATATTCTATGTAAATGAGGCTTGGGAAGGTACTAAGATAGGTGAAGAAATATATGTAAATATGAGGCCTAGGGTAGTACAGTATAATAGACTATCAAATCCTTCAAGGTGTCATTTTGGTATCATTGGTACTATATATAATCTAAATGAGGGAAGACCATTCTCCTTAGTAGATAAGATGAAACCATATAACTACTTATATGATGCTATACATGATAGACTAAATAAGTTATTAGCTAGTAATTGGGGTAAAATAGTAACTCTTGATTTAGCTAAGGTTCCTAAAGACTGGACTATAGAAAAATGGTTATATTTTGCAAAAATAAATAAAGTAGCTGTAGTAGATAGTTTTAAGGAAGGAAATATAGGTGCAGCTACAGGTAAAATTGCAGGTGCTCTTAATAATGCATCTTCTGGTGCTATTGACTTAGAATTAGGTAATACCATACAAAACAATATTAATTTATTGGAATATATCAAGGCAGAAATGTCTGATGTTGCTGGTATATCTAAGCAAAGAGAGGGACAGATAAGTAATAGAGAAACTGTTGGTGGGGTTGAAAGAGCTACTCTTCAGTCTTCTTATATAACTGAATGGTTATTTTTTAATCATGATGATACTAAGAGAAGAGCTATTAATTGCTTTATAGAAACTGCTAAAATAGCTTTAAGAGGCAGAAGTAAAAAGTTTCAATATATTCTATCTGATAATTCTATCAGAATTATGAATATAGATGGAGATGAATTTGCAGAGAATGATTATGGACTTGTTGTAGATTCTAGTACAGGAACTCAAGAATTAAATCAAAAGTTAGATATGTTAGCTCAAGCTGCATTACAGAACCAGACTCTTAACTTCTCTACTATAATGAAACTATATAGTAGTGCTTCATTAGCAGAAAAGCAGAGAATGGTTGAAATAAATGAAAATCAAATGATTGAGAGACAGCAGCAACAAGCTAAGATAGAACAGCAGTTACAACAGCAACAACTAGAAATGCAGTCTAAGCAAGCTGAAGCTCAGAGGCAACAGGAAGATGAATTAAATAAGAGAGATAATGAAACTAAAATTCTTGTTGCAGAAATCAATGCTCAGTCTAAGCAGCAGGATGATGGTATTATAGAACCAGAAGACTCTAAGGCAAAAGAAGAACTTTTAGAAAAGATTAGACAGTTTAATGAGAATCTTAAATTAAATAGAGATAAACTTAACTTAGAGAGACAGAAGCATGAGGATGATGTAAAACTAAAAGAGAAAGCTCTTAATAAGAAAACAACTAATACTAAATAATATGAAAAAAATAAGAGATATTATTGTATCTTCAGTAGAACCAGTAGATAATAGTGTAGCATGGTTATTTCCTGTTGGAGATGGAATCTTTAAACTTAAATTATATAGTTCCACTGGTTGGGCAGATGTAGCATTAGGTACACAAAGACCTCAAGGAGATGTTGGTCCTCAAGGACCACAAGGTGAACAAGGTATTCAAGGTGAGGCAGGACCAAAAGGTGAAAAGGGTGACACTGGTGAAATTGGACCTCAAGGCCCTGCTGGACAGAATGGTGCTGCTGGTGCAGATGGTAAATCTATAACAGCTATTGAATTAACTACTAATGCTGAAGGGGCTGTGACTGGTGGTACTGCAACTCTTAGTGATGAGTCTACTATACAAATAACAGTAACTTCTAATAAGCAATAATTATACCATTAGAAATAAACTGTAATACTTAATTATAATACAGTAATTATGAAGTATATTAAATATGTTCTACTATTTATTCTTATTATATCCTTAATATTCTCATTTTTTCTATTTAAAAGTAATAGAAGTCTTAAAGAGGAATTATCAGTATCTTCTAGTAATTTAAAAGCCTATGTTTCTGAAAATTCATCTTTAAAGAATCAAGCAGAAGTATTTAAACTTACAGTAGATCAGCTTAATTATTATAATGATTCTATTTTAGAGGAAATGAATAGAATAAGAAAGGAGCTTAATATAAAGGATAAAGACTTACAAGCACTTCAATATTTAAAAACTACTACTACTAAAACAGACACTTTTTTTATCACTGATACTCTATTTAGGGATACTCTTAATATTGATACTATTATGTCAGATGAGTGGTATAGAATAAAATTGGGATTAAGGTTTCCAAATAAGGTAATAGTAACTCCTACTTTTATTAGTGAAAAGTATTTAATTATAAGTAGTAAGAAAGAAACTATTAACCCTCCTAAAAAGTTTTTCTTATTTAGGTGGTTTCAAAAGAAGCATACTATTGTAACTATAGATATATATGAAAAAAGCCCATATATAACTAATGAAAAGCAGAGATTTATAGAAATAATAAAGTAAAATGACTAATGTTGGTGTAATTATAATTACTGGTTTCATTACAATAATTACTAATATTATTACATCTTGGATTACTTGGTTTTTTACTAGAAAAAAATACGATGCTGAAGTAGATCACTCTTTAATAGAGAATTTAAAAGAGTCATTGGAATTCTATAAAAAATTATCTGATGATAATACCAAGAGACTTGAAGAAACCTTAAGGAGAAGTAGCCAACTGGAAGAGGAAGTAAATCAATTAAAATCTCAAGTTATTAGCATGATGTCTACAATTTGTACAAACTTAACATGTAAATTGAGAAAAGGAAAACCTTTAGAAGAATGAAATTAGTATTAAAAAGAATAGCAAAGAAAACTACCTATACAATAGGTAAGTTATACATTAATGATGTTTATTTTTGTGATACCTTAGAAGATACAGATAGAGGACTATCAAGTTCTATGAGTCTTGATACAATTAAGGCTAAGAAAAAAGCAGCTAATACTGCAATACCAACAGGTACTTATAAAGTAAGTATGAATGTAGTATCTAATAAGTATTCTAGTAGTCCTTTCTATAAAAAGTTATGTAGCTCTAAAGTACCTAGATTATTAAATGTTCCAGGTTTTGATGGTATATTAATACATACAGGTAATGATAATACAGACACTGAAGGATGTATATTGGTAGGGGAAAATAAACAAGTAGGTAAAGTACTTAATAGTAAAGTAACTTTTAAAAAACTATATAAAGAGCTTTTAGAAGATAAAGAAAACATAACAATTAAAATTGAATAATTATGGGTAAAAAGGGATGTAAAAGCAAAGGTAAAGGTAAGAAATGTAAATAATGTCTAACTTTAAAAATTAGTATTAGGGCAAAAAGAAGAAAACCTAACACAGTAAAGGCAGGTTTAAGTAGAAGTAGAAGATATAGCTGTGGTGGAAAGCTTAAAAAATAGTCTTTCTACTCCATCAGGTAAAGTATATATAGGGCAAACATGTAAAAATCCAAATATAAGATGGCTAAATGGAAGTGGATATAAATGGTGTACTAGATTTAGAAACTCTATATTGAAATATGGTTGGGATAATATAAAGCACGAAATTTTATTTGAAAACTTAAATAAAATCTCAGCTGATTGTATAGAAATAGATTTAATTTATTATTATAAAAAGTTAGGTATATCATTAAATATTACTAATGGAGGTGAAGGAGCACTTGGTAGAATTCCAAGTGAAGAAACTAGAAGGAAGATGTCTATAGCTGCTACTGGTAGACATTTGAGTGAAGAAGCTAAAAAGAAAGTATCTCTTAATAATGGAAGAGGAATGTTAGGGAAACATCCATCTAAAGAGACTTTAAAGAAAATGTCAGATAGTCATAAAGGTAAGAAACCTTCTAAAGAAACTTTAATAAAAAGAGCCTTAGCAATGAAAGATAAAAATAATAAACCTGTAGCAGTTTATAATATAGATGGCACTATTTTTAAAACCTTTATATCTTCCGCAAGATGTGCTGAATTTTTTAATGTAATACCAGCAACTATTAATAATGTTCTTAGAGGAAGATCTAAAACTCTAAAAAGAAAATATTTAATAAAATAGGATACAAGTAATTAAGAAGTTATTACTTAATATAATTCAAAATATAGATTCTGGAAATTCAAATATTTCAGAAACAGATGCTATAGAAATAGTTAAAGTATTATCTGAATATACTAGGAAAGATGTTGGTATTAGTAAATATTCTGCCTGTCAATATCTTAATGTCAGTAGGGCTACTTTTGATAATTATGTTAGAGAAGGAAAATTACTAAGAGGAAAACACAGTATAGGATTTAAAGAATTAAGTTGGAGTAAGAGAGATCTTGATGACTTTATAAGGAAGAGTAGAGATGAAAACAACAAGGAAAATTAATGTGCCAATATATAACTTTACAATATATTTTACAGTGTTTGATAAGTGGGAAGAAGTATCTAAAATATTTGGAAGTGAAACCAATCAAAGAGAAGGGTTTCTTTTAACAAGTTCCAAGTATCCTACTATACTAAAGATGTATACAGACTCAGACTGTGAAAATAATGTAGTACATGAGGCTATTCATATAAAGAATATAATATTTGATACTATAGGTTACAAATGTGACTATGATAATGATGAACCAGAGACATATCTAGTTGAATACCTTTATGATAAGCTCATAAAAGTATTTAGACTACACAATAAAAACAATGCTAAAATTTAAATAATATAACCCATTCAATATTAATATATTGAGTGGGTTTTTTGTTATACTTAGCATTGTTAGGTTTCCTGATAATTAATATATAACTTTGTATCTGTAAGCTTACAGAAATAGTTAATCAATTAATCTAATTATCATGGAAATTATAGAAAAAGACAACCAAAAGGAGTATGCAAGTAAAGCTGTTGGTAATACTGCTTTAGGTTTATCTATTGGTGCTCTTGGTATAGAGTTACTTAGAGGTGGACTGGGTGGAGGTCTATTTGGTCTATCTGGTGTAGGTGCTGGTCAAGCAGCTTATGACTATACTAATAGTAACAATGTACAATATCTTGAAAGAAAACAATGCCAGGACTACCTTGATATAACAGAGAAATACTATCAGGGTAGAATAGCTGACATGACCTCTCTTCATGATTCTTTCTATAATCTGGATGCTAAATTAAATAATTCAGCATTTAGCTTATATAAGAATCAGAGAGATGGATTTGATGCTTTAGCTTCAAGAATTAGTGCCTTAGAAACTAAGCAAGCTGTTGCTGATGCAGTTGAACCATGGAGAGCTAAAGTACTTAATATGCAGATTAATGGTGTAGCTGCTAGCTCTCAATCTGCTGTAGCTCTGGAGGCTGAGAGAAGAATGTGTGCAGACAATAAGATTGTGAACTATGTAAATGGTACATTCTATCCTATTGAAGTAGCTAATATAACAGTAGGTTCTACTGCAACTGCTAGAAACACATATAATCCTTTATGCCCCTGCTCTTGTCCTGTAGTTAATTCAGGTACCAGCAGTGCAGCTTAAGTAAAATAGTAGGAGATTATTCTCCTACTATTATTAATTTTAAATCAGATAAAATATGTATCCAGTAAATCAAGTTATATTAGGTGGAGACCCAATGATGAGCAATCTAGATGATATAGATATGCAGATTTAAATCATGGTTTAGTAATAATATTGAACAGAAAATAATAGAATCAGCTATTATATTCTGGTTTAAGGATGATGACTATAAAGAGGATAAGATACAACACTATTTTGGAGAAGAATAAATAAAAAGGTGAGATAAATTCTCACCTTTTGTTTTATCAGTAAATAAGGATATTTTTTATATATTCTTAATAAATTATTTATGTACTTTATTATATATAAAATATTTTTTAACTTTGCATGAGTATAAAATAATTATTTGAGAAGTATATGGAAGTAGACAACTTAAGTATGGATAATATCTTAGGACAGGAGGAAATAGAATCTCTATTTACTCAAGATAGTCCTGAGGAAGATCCTAAGGATCAAGTTAAAGATAATGAAGATCCTAAGGAAGATAATAAAGATGAAAATAAAGAAGAAACTACTGAGGTAAATCCAGATGAACTATTTGATTTACCAGAGAGCGTAGGTAGTGGAAAAGAAGATAAAAAGGGAAGTGAAGATACCCCCTCTGATAAGGACGGTTCTTCTCCAAATAAAATTTACTCTTCCATTGCCAAAGCCTTTGCAGAAGAGGGTATCTTTCCTGACCTTGATGATGAGACTATTACTAGTGTTAAAACCCCTGAGGATTTAAGAAATCTGGTAGAAGAGCAAATTAGGGCAGGCTTGGATGAGAGGCAGAAAAGAATAGATGAAGCTTTAAATTTAGGAGTAGAACCTGATGTTGTAAGACAGTATGAAGGTACTCTTCAATACTTGAATAATATAACAGAAGATGCTATAAATGCAGAGGATGAAAATGGTGAGAAATTAAGAAAGCAACTTATCTATCAGGATTTTATTAATAAAGGATTTACAAAGCAAAGAGCCTCAAAGGAGGTACAAAGATCCTTTGATAATGGTACTGATATAGAGGATGCTAAAGATGCTTTGCAGGATAATAAAACCTTCTTTAAGGGTCAGTATGATGAACTTATAGAGAAGTATAAGAAAGAAGAGGCAGCTGAAGTAGAAAAGAATAAGAAGCAGGCAGAAGAATTAAAGAATTCTATATTATCAGATAAAAAAGTATTTGGTGACTTAGACATTGATAATAATACAAGAAGAAGAATATATGATAATATATCAAAACCTGTTTATAAGGACCCAGATACAGGTGAATATCATACTGCCCTCCAAAAATATGAATTAGAAAATAGAACAGAATTCCTAAAGAATGTAGGATTAGTATTTACCTTAACTGATGGTTTTAAGAACTTTGATGGCTTAATTAAGAACAAGGTAAGAAAGGAAACAAAGAAAGGCCTAAAGGAATTAGAACATACATTAAATAATACATCTATAGCATCAGATGGTAGTCTAAAATATGTAGGAGGTGATGAAACTGATCCTAATTCATTTATAGGTAAAGGATGGAAATTAGATATATAAAAGGACTATGAAGAGAATAAAGTTAGTAGAGGATAAAAGCTCTATACCTTATAGTAATGAGCAGAATGATCTATATGAAGTAGATGGTTCATCCTATGGAGGGATGATTATATATAATGGAAAGAGACAAGTATTAGAACTACCTGAGTTTCCTAAAGTCAGACTAGTTAAGATAGTAAGACCTTCTTTAGTTACAGTTACTGGTTCAGGTAGAATAGGGGGATATCGCCTTGTTCCTTACCTAGGTCAAGAAAGTTCTTGGGGTGATGATGCTTCTACTGGTACAAATCTCTATACTCCTGGAGTATATCTTGTATGGAGTGCATTTTCTCAGCCCTATAAAGAAGGTACTAAAATAATTTTTGAAGAACCTACTAATTTAGATAGTATTGCTCCTAAGGCTGTAGTCTCAATATCATACATGCTACCTAGTAAAAATAATAAAAAAATTATTAAGACATGGATTAATACAAAGAGATTAAAAGCATTTAGTAGAGATGGCTACAATTTTTTACTTCTTGACTTTACTTCTGTACCCTATGCTTTATTTAGTTTAGATAATACAGGTACTTTAAAATCTTTAGATAAAAGTACACTTAAAGAATTAGTAGATTCCAAAAATATAGATAAAGTAACTTTAATATTTGTTAATGTAGTAGTTAGTAGCAGTATTCATGGAACTAATATTCTGTATTTAAAAGCATCAGATTTAACTAATATTTCATTAGAAGAAGTTGGACTTAATTAATTAATTTATAAAATAATAATAGAATATGGCTGGAAAGCTTAATAAATTTCAAATGGTGGGTTTTACCCATTGGAAAGGCCTTACAAAGGGGAATCACTTAGGTGCAGTATTTCAGGCAGCTCCCCAGAAGGCATCAAATCTAATGGTACAACTATTAGCCTTCCATAGAGGAAAAACCCTTGATTCATTCCTAAATCAGTTTCCCGTTAGTAACTTAGCGGCTTAATAGGGAGACCTATTACAGAAAAGACATTAAATTGCTGGAAGTTCTTTAGAGTCCTTCTTGCTAAAAGTAAAGATATTTATTTCAGTTTAATTATATAACTATGGATAAATACTATAAAATTAAAGGGTATGAAGACTATTATATCAGTAAAAATGGGAGAATATATTCTACTCTAACTAATAAGGAATTAAAGTTTGATAGAAGCTGTCATGGTTATTGTAAAGTAAAATTAATGGACAGAAGATTAGGTAGGTATGTTAATTTACAAGTACACAGACTGGTAGCTATCCAATTTATTCCTAACCCAAGAAATCTTCCAGAGGTAAATCATAAAGACGGAAATAAATCTAATAATAGTATTTATAATCTGGAATGGTGCACGTCTGAGTATAACCACAGACATGCTAAAGAAAATAATCTTTATAAGACTGAAGAAGATAGTCCCAGAGCTAAACTTACTAAAAAGCAGGTTATACAAATATATAAGGACTGGGAGTCTTGTAAGAATAAAACTACATTAGCCAAAAGATACAATGTGTCTGACTCTCTTATAGGAGAAATAGTTAGAGGGATTAGATGGTCTAGTACTTATAAAGAATATTATGGAAAACCTTCAGGATATAAAAAACCAAAAAGAAAGAAACTGAGTCTATCTATATTAAAGGATATTCTTAAATATTACTTTGTAGATATGAAGAGTACCATTGAAATAGAAAAGACTACAGGAGTAACAAATGGTTATATCTCTAAAATAGTTAGAGGTATTGTTTATCCTAAAGAGGTAAACACTTTACTTTTAGAAATAAAGAAGGAATTAGATAATCAGCAGCCAAGCCTATAAATTAATAGGAAGGTTCAACGACTATAATATGTCTGTCTCTATGAGACAATGGTATAGTCTGAACTATATGGAGACATATAGATAACATATTGTAAGGAATTTGAAGATGACAGTGAATATTACTGGGATGTAATTGGCTCTACAAGAAGAAATATACCTCTAGTAGAAGCAAGGGATGAAAATAATGTTGTTATTACAAGTGAGTATCCTACTAATGTGGGAGTTGGAACTGCCCCATTCTACTTAGTATTCCCTGAAGATTGGTTTGCTGATGGTAGACTCATAGCTTAACCTACAAGCTATTTGCCATCATGGTTTGGTAACAAACCTAAGTAAAATTGAGCAAAAACGGTGAAGCCTTCCAAATAATATAAGGTAATACCGTGCTAACTTTAAGTGTAATAACTTAAAGTAGTGTAGAGGTTAGAGATTGAAACTATGAGAGGGTTTATTTATAAGATTACTAATAAAATAAATGGTAAATCCTATATAGGACAAACTATTCAAAATGTAAAAGAGAGATTTTATCAGCACTGTGCTACTAAATGTAGCCAAGCAATATTAAATATGGTTATACACAAAGCCATAAATAAGTATGGTAAATCAAACTTTACAATAGAAGTAATCGAAGAAGTAGAATCTACTAATCTTAATGATAGAGAAAGGTATTGGATAAGGTATTATGATTCCTATAATAATGGTTACAACTCCACTAAAGGAGGTCAAGATGGAATTAAATTATTTAAGATTCTTGATACAGAATCCATTGTTAGAGAATATAAGTCTGGAAAATCATTAAGAGAAATAGGTAGACTATTTAATGTAGATAAACAAACCATTAAGGATTTATTAGTTAGAAATAATATCAATCTAAGAACCACAAGAACTTATAAATTGAGTCAAAAAGACAGAGAGGACATTATTAAAGATTTATCTTTAGGACTTAGTAGAAAAGAAATAATAAGTAAGTGGCATATTAGTAAGGGTTATTTAAGCCAACTAATAAATGGTTATCGTAGAATATAATATCTCCAAGAGTGCTCAACTCCTTATGCCTTTATAAGGATGAAAATTTATCCCGACCTATTACAATGGTAAAGTAATAGAACTATAGGATAAAAAGCCTATAGGATAACAAAGTGGAATATATAGTAGGTAACCTTAATGAGGTCTACCAATTTAGAATCCTTGGTGATCCTAGAATGGAAGGTACCAATGCAGTATATAAGGTAGAGCTTGCAGGTGGTAATACTATGGGATGCCCAGTTGAAAGATTACTGGCAGGAGAAAGATTCTCTATTGAAGCTGCCTTTGTTGAGAAAGAACTTTCAAGGAAAGTAGGTGATGTAAGATTCAGTTCTCCTGTCTCTATGAGGAATGAGTGGTCTACTGTAAGAATACAGCATAAAGTTCCTGGAAATATGCTTAATAAGAAACTTGCAGTTGGTATTCCTGTTGTCAGAGAAACTGAGGGTAGATACACCAGAGATACTGTTAATAAATGGATGCACTATGTAGACTGGGAAGTAGAATGTCAATTCTCTGACTATAAGAACAATGCTCTTGCTTTTGGTAGAAGCAACAGAAATTCTAATGGAGAATATATGAACATTGGTAAGTCAGGAAGTGCCATTAAGACTGGAGCTGGTCTATTTGAACAGATGGAAGTTGCTAATACAATGTATTACAATAATTTCTCATTAAAATTATTAGAGGAAGCTCTATATGAATTAAGTGCTTCTAAATTAGGTTTTGGTGAGAGATACTTCTTAATTAAAACTGGTGAAAGAGGTGCTATTCAGTTCCATAAAGAAGTACTTAAGACAGTATCTGGTTGGACTCAATTTGTACTAGACAATAACTCTATTGGTGTTGTTCAGAAGACTCAATCAGTTCTTCATCAGAATGCTCTGTCAGCTGGTTTCCAATTTGTAGAATACAAAGCACCTAATGGTGTAAGAGTTAAACTTGATGTAGATCCGTTAAATTTTCATAGAGCGGCCTAATACAGTAATGTATTTTGAATAATAGGACAAAAACGGTGAAGTCCTTTTGATATATTGTTTTAATAGCTAAAAACTATGATAGAAGAATATAGAAAATTAAGGGAATATCCTAATTATAGGATATACAATACAGGTAAGATATATAGTGAATGTTATAAGAAATTTATTCATCAACATGATGATAATTCAGGATACTTACAAGTAACACTTGTAGGTTTACATGGAAGAAAAACTATTAAAGTTCATATTTTAGTGGCTAAAGCATTTCTTTCAAATCCTTTTAAACTTCCTGAAGTAAATCACATAGATTGTAATAAGTATAATAACAAAGTCATAAATCTTGAATGGGTAAGTAAACATGATAATATGCTTCATGCTTCTAAATACTCCTATAAACATAGAGAAGATTTATCACCACTTACTAATGATATGGTTAGACTTATTCCTATATTACTTGATTATGGATTCAGTATAAAACTGATTTCTAAATTATATAAAGTAGGTCATGTAACTATAAGAAACATAATTCAAGGTAAAACCTGGAAACATCTCAAATTAAAATTCCCTAAAGCTGAATTTAATAGGGGAACTATTGAGATAGGAAAGCATTTATATGACATGCTTATTTCCCTTAATGTGGATAACACCGTGCTAAACTCAAGAGTTAAAGTACTTGAGTCAGTGTAACGCATAGAAGTTGAACCTTAGAAATAAGAATAAAATACTTCCACGAGTGTCCTACATCCTTAAATATTAAGGATGGTGATATATGCTGAACTTACAAGATAATAAATTGTAAGAAGTATAGATAAAAAGCTATACGATAACACAATGTCTATGATGATCCAGTAAGAAATAAGATTCAACATCCTAATGGAGGTCCTGCATTCTCTTACAGATATGATATTATGTATATTGGTACTATGGACCAGCCTAATATCTTTAAATGTAAGATTAAGGGACAAACTGAATTAAGAGGATATCAGTGGGGTTTAAGAAATCCTTATACAGGACAGTTAAATAATATGAATATGTCCTTTGATGAGGATGCTGCTGTTATCCACAGAATGGCAACCTTAGGTATCTGTGTTCTAGATCCTACTAGAACCATGTCATTAATACCTGCAATATTACAGGGATAAAAGGGTAGGGGAAATATCCCCTCCCTTCAATTTTTAGTTCAGGAGATTTTAAATTAACATAAATAAAAATGGAAGAGACTATTATAGTAGATGAGGAACTTCCAATGACTGAAGTTCCTAAAGAAGCACCAAAAGTAAAGAAACAAAGAAAAACTGAACAGGTTCTTTATACTAAAGAATCAACAAGTATAAATTGCCTAAGACATGAGAGGATTATTATTAGGCATATTTCTAAACAATCAGGATTAGTAACTAATCCTAAGCATATTCTTTATGGAGGAATGGCAGAAAATTCTGTTAAAACCTATGTAGTACCTAGATTATCTTCAGGTATGTATGTAAATGTATTAACAGACAATGAGAAAGAATTCCTTGAAGAGATTATGGGCTTAGAACATAATGCTCTAAGTATTTATAGAAAAGAAGGAAACTTCTGGGATGATTCTAATGATAATGGTATTTCAAAAGTAAGACTTCATAAACAAGATAACTTCTTAGATTTATCAGACCCAGAAGATTATATAAGATATAAAATACTTCTTGCTAATAAAGATTTTATAGCTCCTAGTATACAGGCTTTGGAAGACTCACCTAAAGCTACTTATGAATATGTTATTATTGAAGAAGGAGCAGAAACTAAGATGGCTAAGAGTAATATGACTACTACCATGCAGTGCTATAAAGAGTTGGGTAAAGTAGAAAATGATATGGATAAATTAAGAGTAATCATTGAAACCATAGATGGAAGACCTCTGGCTCCTAATACACAATTAGAATTTTTACAGGCTAAGGTAAATGATTTAATTCAGTCTAATGGTAAATTATTCTTAAGGGTTATTACAGATCCTCTTTTGGATACAAAGGTGCTAATAAAGAAATCCTTAGAAGCAGGATTATTGTTTAAGAAAGGTAACTTTATATATCTAAGTAGTGATAACAGTCCATTATGTGGTCCTAATGAAGATCCTACATTAAATGTAGCTGCTAGATATATTAATCTACCAAAGAATCAACAACTTAAGCTTAGTTTAGAAGCTAAATTAAAATAATATGACTTTAACAGAATTTTCTAATGAATTTGATGTATTATTCAATAACATAACTAGTGGTCAGTCCCCTGGTCTTGATGAATATGAAAAGTCTGTTTTCCTAACTAAAGCACAAAATGAATTAGTAAAAAATTACTTTAATCCAAGAGGTAATAAGTATCAAGAAGGATTTGATGGGTCTCAAAAAAGACAGGTAGATTTCTCTAATTTAATGAGTACTTATAGTGTAACTAGTCAATCAGAACCTGATTTCACTAATCCTGACAATTCTGTAGAAATAACAATACCAAATGATATTAAAGTATTTGTTGTAATTAATGAAACAGTAGAGGTTAGTTATAAGATAGACAGTACAACTAAGAATAAGATTCTTCAGGTAGTTCCTATTAAATATGATGAGTATCTCAGGCTTAACTCTAAGCCATATAAACAGCCTTTAAAAGATCAAGCATGGAGGATCCTTGTAGATAATGATACTATAGGAAAAAGGGCTGCTCTTGTAATAGGTCATAATAATACTTTTGAAAAATATAGGTTAAGATATTTAAGAAGGCCTGCACCTATAATAATAGAAGATCTTGGAGATGATCTATCAATACAAGGAATACATAATTCATCAGAATGTGAATTAGATGAGGAAATACATCCTGAGATATTACAAAGAGCTGTAGAACTAGCTAAAGCTGCCTATCAGGGAGATTTAAATAGTAATGTAGAACTAGGGAAAAGAAGTGAATAATGAATAATGCTGAATTTTCTAATGAGTTTGATACTTTATTAAATAGCTATAATACAGCTGAATCTAGTATAGAATTAGATGAATATGAGAAATCAGTACTCCTAACTAAAGCTCAGGAAGATTTAATTATAAGTATATATACTGGGAAAACCCCTACTGGAGATTCTTTTGAGAATACTGAAGAAATAAGAAGATCTCTAAGTAATTTAGTATTAACTTCAATAATTGATAATAAAGAGGAAGGTATCAATGGACTAGCTGAGAATTCTGTATTTTATAAATTACCTGATAATTTATGGTTTATTACTTATGAATCTGCTATTATAGATGATACTAATGCAGGATGTAAAAATAATACAGAATTTAAAGTAGTACCTATTACACAGGATTCTTATGCACTTTTAAAAGGTAATCCATTTAGAGGGGCTAATGACAGAAGAATATTAAGATTAGATTTAGATAATAATGTAATAGAATTAATATCTAAGTATAATATAAAAAGTTATAAAGTAAGATACTTAAGTAAGCCTACTCCTATAATATTAGAAGATCTCCCAGAAGAGTTAACTATTAATGGCTATAATAAATACTCAGAATGTACATTAAGTTCCTCTATTCATAGAGAAATATTAGATAGAGCTGTAAAATTGGCTCTTATAAGTAAATCCATAAATACTAAAAATTAATATTGTTAAATTAAATATTTGATTTAATGGCAACTTTTTCAACAAATCAAGTAAGGCAACTTTTTGTTGCAAAGAAAGTAGATAAGACATATACTGATAGTAGCCAGACTTGGGCACCTGTAAGTAGAGATCCTGGTACTATAAACCTGAAAACAGATGAGAAAAAGTCTCACATGTATTTTAATTATATTGGTGCTGGAGGTCAAGTAAGAAGTGATCTTATTAATATTAAAGATATTATATCAGTTAAAGCTACTAATGCTTCAGCTATGGAAAGAAAGCTCAAGCAGGTTACAGTTACTCTTGATAGTAGTATAAATAATGGCTCTCCAGTTGCTGGTCAGGACTATCTACTTAGAGTAAGTATTAGTAGAGCTTTTGGTACCTCAGATGAAGATTTATACTATAAATTTGGTACTGTTCATGCTTTTGCAGGTATGACAGCTTCTGATTTTTATAGAGAATTAGCTTTATCTTTGGCTAAGAACTTTAGTAGAGAATTAGTACCATTTGTTACTATTGCTTTAAAAACTTCTGCTTCTTCTGAAGAAGTAACAGCATATACTAAAAAAGCTGATCTTGGTGATACTTATACTGGAGTTATCATAACAGAGGCAGAACAAGAGTGGGTATTAGGTATAAAATCTCAAGTACCTGTATTATTTGATGTATATCCTGATAGTATTAGAGTAGATGGAGATGAAGTTATTTGGGGTGTAGTAGAGCTTACTGACTCAGAAAAGGTTATAAATAATGGTAAGAATATAGCAGACCTTGAATATTTCTGCATGGGTGAGAGGGGAGATATTTATAGAAATGTAGGTTGGCCTAATGTTATTCCTACAAAGTACTTAGTAGATCCTACTAAAGCTTACTATACATTAGATATACATTATGCTTATGTTGGACCTAATGAAGGACCTCAAAAGTCTGAAAAAGATATTACTATTGTAGCAGAGGATAAGACAGTATTGAACCCAATTATTATTGCACTTAATAATGCTACAGGTCTTACTATTGCAACTCTCTAATCATATTGGAGGTGAGGTAGAAATATCTACCTCACCCCATTAAATTTTTTTTTATAATATGGTAGATTATAACAAATTGTATATTCTTCCTTGTGATAAGGGACTTTATTTGGATTGTTCAGTTTTAAGTCTATCATATTTCAAGGATGTATACATTGATAAGGTAATAATTGACACTCAGAAGACTTTCTCTAAAGAAGGCATAAGTACCTCTCCTATTTATCAAAAAACAATAGAAGGAAATGTGAAAAATATTCAGCTTATTATAGATAGGAATGAGTTACTTATACCAAGTATGAGAGGAGTTATGTTCTTTGTGTATGTAGTGACTAAAGGTACCCCCTTACCTGATACTCCTTGTGGATGTGATATACCAGTATCTTTGGGAGTGGCTGTAGACTCTTTTTCAGTTTATGAAAAAGCTATGAAATATCTAGGTGAACTGGAAAAGTCATGCTCTATTCCTAAATATTTTATTGACTTCATTTTAATATACAGAGCTTTTCAATTATGTTTGAAAACCAGACATTTTCTTTTAGCAATAAAATATTGGAACAGACTAATTAATTACAGTAATAAAGGTACAGAAAACAAGTGTTTATGTAATGGAAGAGGAACTCTATAAAAGTATAATCAATTACTTCAAAGTCCTAGAGAAAACAGGATATAAAAGTTATGATGTAGTATTTAAGCTTTTGATATTAGATTTTATTGATGAGTTATTACATACAGATATAGTATATCACATGAAGGAGAAAGATTTTGAATTAATTAGAAATGTTTTATATCAGATTATAGGGTCTACGTGTGAGATTTCATTACCAAATAATGAAATATGTAAGCCCTGTATTCCTATACTTCCTCCAAGTATTACTATATCAGTAGAGACTAACTACAATGATTCTAAATTGAATATTGGAGGGGTAGAAATAACTGGTAGTGGTGATATACCACTTACTATTAACTAAAATGTAACTATTAACTTATATATTATTTATTATTATGGATCTTAGATTAGATTACGGCTCAGGTGCAGCAGCTGACCATTCTGTGTATAATGTACTTAGGGATAATATTTCTGCTGGAAATAAATTACCTCTTGTTATTCCTAATGTTGAAGGACCTCAGACTTTACAATTTGCTTATGTAAATACAAACAGTACTATTAAGCTTAAGTTAATTAAGGGTGCTTTTGATACTTCTTTGGAGGGAGCTAATACAATGACTATCACACTTCCTAACTCTAATATTGGAGGGAATGGTGATACCATTACTACTGATAGTTTAAATAGTGCTGATCCTTTAGCAACTTATATCCCAGTAGAAACTAATATTTATAATAGAACTGAAGATAAAGTAACTCTAGAGTCTTTATCTCTTTCTATTCCTTCGGCCTCTAATGGCAAATACAACTATACAGGAAGTAGTGTAAAGGTTACTCTGGGAAATACTGGGGGTTCAGGCTCTAGGTCTCAAAGTACTATTAGTTTAGCAGCTTCCACTCTAGTTTTTAATAGTGATAATAGTTATTCTAATTCAGTACATCTAAATTCAGTAAATCTAGCTAACTTAGTATCTGGTCTTCTACTTGAAACCAGTTCTCTTCCTTTGGAAGAAGAAAAAATGGGCACAGTAGAAGTAACTATATATCTGACTAGGGCTACTGTAGGTCCTCCTACTATTAAATTAGGATTCGATACCAACTATGATGATTCTAAACTTACAGTAAATGGTATTGCTATGAATGGAAAGAATGGAATAGTATCTATACCAGACATAAAGTAACAAAATAAATAAAAAGAAAATAAAAGAGGCCCATCTTCCTACCAGAAAGACACCTCTTTTATTATATATCTAACATTATTATATTATTTTATTATGAACGCTATATCTATTTTAATCCCAATATTTAATGTAGAAAACTACATAGAGAAGTGTCTAGATAGTATCGCTTCTCAATCCTTTAAAGATTATGAGGTAATCATTGTAAATGATGGATCTACTGATAATAGTCTTGATATAATAAATAAGTATGAACCCTTAAAGGATAAAATTAAAATATATTCCATAAATCACAATGGAATTTCTGAGGCCCTTAATATGGGTATTACTAAATGCTCAGGAAAATATATTGCAAGAATGGATGCTGATGATATAATGCTTCCAGATAGATTAGAGAGGCAATATATATTCATGGAGCAGCACTACCACTATGATGTCCTCTGTGGAGGAGTATATGAATTTTCAGATAACATTGAAGAGTCTACTCCAAGAGGTACATCAGGGGAACTTATCTTGGAAAGTTTCAAAGATAGCAATGTAGTTTGGCACCCTACAGTTATGTTTAGATCCTCTACTATAAAGAAGTGTCCTGTATTATATGAGGGATCATTTAATGGTGCTGAAGATCTAAAATTATGGTATAATCTACTTACTAGGGGGTATAGAATATACTCTGACCCAAAGCCAGTAATCTATCATAAGACACAATTAGATCCAGACACTCTTGCTTCTTCAATTTATCTGTCCCAAGCTATTATTAGGATGTACTCAACCTATAATCCCAAGCTTACTGCTATTATCCCTTTTATGAATGAGGGGAGTGAAGTTGAGAGAACTGTAGCTAATATAAGACTCACATCTAATATAAACATTATACTAATAGATGATGCTTCTACAGATGGTTATGATTATCAGGAAATAGCCAATATATATAACTGTAAGTATTATAGAAATCCTCACAGACTTGGGGTAGCAGGATCTAGAAATAAAGGAGTACAATTATGTGAAACAGAATTTTTTGTACTCTTAGATGCACATATGAGGTTTGGTTCTTCATATTGGCAAGTTCCTATAATAACTCTCCTGTCTGAGAATCCTAAGAGACTTATTTGTACAAATTCAGCTGTAATTACCAAAACTGAATATGGAGGTTATGAAGGAGAAGTAAGCTGCTTTCAACAAAAGAGCAAAGCAGCAGGAGCAGCTGTAAATAAAAATTTTCATGCTTATTGGACCTATAAATCTGCAACTGAGGACCCCATAATAAAAGTTCCCTGTGTAATAGGGGCTGTTTATGCTTCAAGTAAAACTTGGTGGAATATTATAGGAGGTTTAGAGGGGCTGACAGAATTTGGGGATGATGAACCACTCATGTCTATAAAAACATGGCTCTCAGGAGGAGAAGTACTTCTACTTAAAGATATTAAAGTAGGACATGTATATAGGGATGAGAATAATAAAATGCCATATAAGACTAGTGCAGAATCTAGTAATCTAAACTCTATCTTCTTAAAATATTTATTCACTAAAAATGCGTCTATTAATGACATTATTAGAAGTATAAGAGAAAGTCTAAAAGAGCATAAGGAAGATGAAAAATTCTGTGCCATAATAAACAACTGCTTAGAGTATGTTAGACATAACAGCAGGAAAATAATCTCATTAAAAGAAAAGTTTTGGGAATACTCAGCCAAATATCCAATAGAATTCTTCTGGAATATAAATGATTTGGTAAAAGATGGTGGGGATCCCAATATGGCAATAAATCATGCTCAGCTGAGAACTAATAATTAAACTTAGATATAGCGGAGTAATAAGTTTAAGTTGTTGGGATGAAGGTAATATTTTATTATCTTTGTCCCAACTTTTATTTATAACAATATGAAGACATATAGACAATTAGTGTACATGGTCTTAGATGAATTAAAACTCATAAGTGATGACTCTTCTTTCACAGAAGACCATGTTATATTTCTTTTAGATAAATATAGAGCTTTCCTTCTTAAACAGAGATATTCTGATATTAAAAAAGAAGTACCCTTGGATAACTATCAGACTATTTGTTTAGATCTTGAAGAGCATGAAGGGATAGCAGGGTTACCCTGTGAAGGAGTTTATCTTAGGAGTACTAATAAAGTACCTGATATATTAAAGATAGGCCACTCTAGGGTTTACTCAGAAGACTACTTTAATGGGGAGATTACTTTTGTATCAAGAGAGAGATTTAGATATGTTGGTCATAATAAGTGGCTCAAAAATATAATATATGCTACTAGAGATCCTGAAGGTTATTTATATCTTAGATCTATGAATCCTCAATTCTATTACTTAGAAAGTGTTAAATTTACTGGAGTATTCAGTGATGCAGAAGAAGCATCTGAATTAGAATGTAAAGAATCTGAACATTGTGATATATTAGATAAGGACTTCCCTATAGAAGATGCTCTTATATCACCTTTAGTAGAATTAGTACTTAAGGAGTTATCAGGATCTATATATAAACCACAAGATGATATGAATAATGCAAAGGATGATTTAAGTGACCTGGCATCATCTAATTTACAGAAACAGATAGAATCATAATATGACTTACGAGGAATTTAAAAAAGAGATACAAGGACTAGAGGATAAAAGAGTACATAGAGTAACTGGCTCAGTAGGTGTTTATCAGGCTTATAAATATATAAGGAAGAATAAATGGTTTGATATAGGAAGACCACTAACAGAGCATGAATTTTATAAGATAATAAGATTAATCAATCTTAAACTGGCTGGATTATTATCACTTGGTCATGATATAAAATTTCCCAATAAGATGGGAACCTTAGAAGTAAGAAAAATAAATACTTATATTAATATAAAAGATAATAAATTACATACTAACTTACCAATAGATTGGGATAGAACCTTAAAATTATGGTATGAAGATGAAGAAGCCTTTAAGAATAAAACACTTATTAAAGTGGAGGAAAAAGAAATCTTTAAGATCTTCTATAATAAATATAAAGCCAATTATAATAATAAGTCCTATTATCAATTTTATGCTAATAGAGAACTTAAAAGGGTACTAAAATCTAACATAAAAGAAGGTAAAATAGATGCCTTTTTATTAAAGGGAAATAACTATGATTAATTATATAAGTATAAGACAAATTATTGATGACCTTTTAGACCATCCTTTATTACAGGATTTATCTCTGGAAAGAATAGTAAATTATACTATTCATTTTATAAGAATTATTGGTATGCCTACTATATTTGAAGAGAAAACTGCATTAATAGATATAGATGAATATAGAGGATGTTTACCTTGTGATTTTTATAATATGATTCAAGTTAGATACTATGGGCATAATGAAAAAAATAAAGCTGTTTTTAGATATGCTGATAGTAGTTTTCACTTAAGTCCTTCAAGAAAAGAAGATAATATAGACAGAAGAGACTTGACATACAAACTTCAAAATAATATAATATTTACTTCAATAAAGAAGGGTCTTATAGAAATATCATATAAAGCTATTAAAGTAGATAAGGAAGGGTATCCTCTTATTCCTGATAACAGTAGTTTTATTATGGCCCTAGAACTTTTTATAAAGAAGCAGTGGTTTACCGGGTTATTTGATATGGGAAAAATATCTGGGGCTGTTTTACAGAATATACAACAGGAATATGCATGGTATGTAGGTCAGGCACAAAGTGATTTAATCAGACCTTCATTAGATCAGATGGAATCTATCACTAACATGTTAAACCAGTTAGTAGTTAAGAATAATGAACACAGTAAGGGATTCAGGTCTTTAGGAGCTAAAGAATACTTAAAATTACATTAATAGTATGCAAAAAAAGATACATCATGTAGTAATTAAGGGAATTAATATGGATTCTGCAGTTAATTCATACCCAAATGGGTATGCCTATAAACTTAAGAATATAAGATTAATAAGTGATAAGTCCCTATCAAGATTATGTTTACAGAATGAAAAAGGTAATGCTAAATTAAATATTACTGGTATTACAGGAAATATTAATAGTATATATGGTATTCAAGAATTAAATGAATATATAGTTATCTTTCTTAAAGAGACTATTGAGGATAAATCCTATGATAGTATATACAGAATAAAAGCAACTACTGCTACTCTACTATTTAGAGGAAACTTAAATTTAAGCTCTCCTATAGAGAGTATTGGAATATATGAAACTGAGAATATACAAAAAGTATATTGGATAGATGGAATAAATCAGCCAAGAGTTATTAATATAGTCAGTAGTAAAAATAGCATTCAGAATGATGTATCTACTGTTTATGATGGATTTGATTTTGTTTCTACCATAGACTCTAATACAGAAGTAACTATAGAGAAATTAAAAACTGGAGGAAGTGGTCTATCTGCTGGCACCATACAATATGCTATATCTTATTTTGATCTCTATGGAAAACAAACTGGTATAATATACCAATCTCCAATGTTGTATGTCACTTCTTCAGAAAACAGAGGACTGGATGCTGAGACTACCTCAGTAAATGCATTCAAACTGTTTATAACTAATCCAAGTAATAAGTTTGAGTACTTTAGAGTATATAGAATATCATATACATCAATAGATGCCACACCTTTAGTTGAAATAGTTGGAGACTATTCAGCTGTAGATAAGAAGGCTGATTTACAGATAGAAGGAGAATTCACTGTAGAAACTACACTAGAATCTATAACATATGATATAAAGGCAGAAAACCAATTAGTATCATCTGCTTTTATTGAGAATAGTGATAGATTTAAACTAGTATCTTCAGATGGTGGAATATACTCTTATGTTATAGATAATAGTTCTTATGTAACTGAAGATAATAGAAAAGAAACTATTATAAAATATTTATCAAATGATACAGAATATAAGATAGTTATTCCTAAGGATAAGAGTGTAATGCTGCAATCTTTAGATAGTACTCTTACTACTAATAGTAAAATGACTATTGGTATAGCAAGTAAGGGAACTGATAATATATGGAGATATGATAATACTAAACTTGATATATATAAAATACTAAATAATACAGTAATAGTTATTGACAATGGTACCACAGGTAATACAATAGATCCTACTGAGTTATTATATTTAGGTGGTGAGCCAATAATACCAAAGTCTATAACTTATAAGGATAATACTCTCTTCTTAGGTAATATTACTTTAAAAAGAAAATCTTTTACTGAGAAAGAAGTAGATTATGTGAGAAATAACAGTTCTGTATATTTTGACTATAAAGATGTTGAGGAAGATTATCCTGAATCTGCTAATACACCTTATGATTATAACTTTAATTTAGATAACAGTAATAGTTATTTTTCTTTTTTCCAGTATGGTGAAACTTATAGGGTAGGTGTTATATTCTTACATAATACTGGGGTATGGTCTGAAGTTATTTGGCTAAAGGATTATAAAAATGATAAGAGGGTAATACCAAATAAAGTAAATAGTACTATAAATAAAAAACCCATTATCAAAGCTCATATATCTATCCCAGGGTCAGAATATATAGCAGCTAGATTAGTTTGTGTTTATCCTAAGGATAATGAAAGAGAAATAGTATGTCAAGGAATAGTTTTACCAACACTATATAATCTTGGAGACAGACTAGAGAATAAACCTTATGTACAGTCAGATTGGTTTGCAAGACCAGAGTACTATGGAACCCAGACTTCTTTTGATACATATTCCTCACATAATAATATGATTAAGTACAGAAGAAACTTTAAGGGGGTTCCTATGGAGTACAGAATGGTTAAAAGGAAATCAAATCCAGAATCAGATCCAGACACTCTTCCTATTAGTGGTGGATTACCAAATTCTGAGAACTATAATGCAGAAGTATGCTATAGTACTGGGGAAGCACTATTTGCAGTTAGTAAAGAACATACTAAAGCTGCTAGAATAGAAGAAGCAGGTCCTCATTTAGTTTCTTATGGAATAGATAAAAGAATATTAACTTTTCATAGTCCAGAATTAGACTCCAATTATAATGATAATTTAATAAATACTGAAGACTTAAAATTTAGAGTGGTAGGATATGCTCCTCTTAAAAATAATATTTCATATATGAAATTAGAGTCTCAGAATCCATTTAATCCTTATATTAGTGGTTTTTATTATACACAACCAGAAGATAATGCTGTTTATAATGAAATTAATAAAATTACCAATCTTGGAAATATGGGATTAATATCATTTCCTTATTGGGTAGATAATCTGGTTTTTAATAAAGATGAAACTACTCCACAACCAACTAAAAGAGACCAATTTATATTTGTAGCATTTCCTGTATACCCATGGCATAAGTCAGGGTCTTTAAATAATCAGGGTCAATTAACAGATGCTAGTAATAGAAAGTCTGAACTAAAAAGTAAAAGCCTTTCTACATTAAGAGTAGCCTTAAGTACAAGATTCTCTTACTCTATGGATCTAAATACATCAAATATAGAAGTATTTAGTAGTGATAATATAGCTGTATCTAGATTAAATATATGGGGTAAGACTTTAAACTACTATGGGAATATAGATACCATAATAACACCAGAAGAACCTTTCCCTAAGCATGTTGCTGGATGGTATCCATCAAGTAAATATGAAGGTATTGAATATAATGGTTCTATAGTATCTGCAGTAAGTTTAACTAAAAATGATACTCACTTCTTCTCAACTGATAGTAGAGATTCAGGTGGTTACTATTTTAATCTAACTAATAGTACTAATCAGTTTAGTATACATAATGAAAATAAAGTCTCAGCAGAAGGAATTGGTATAAAATATAAGAGTACAAAGCATATAGTATTTGCACTAGATAAGAATGATAATAATGAGTTCCTATTATTACCTAAATTCTATAGTAATACAGCGGATTCTGGAAATCTAGTTGAAAGTGAATCTTGGGGTAATAATAAAGATTCATACAATTTAATTTGGCAGGATGAAAATGATGAGTTTAAAGGATTTAAACAACCAATATTATTATCAGATCCAGATGAGAATTGTACATTTAAATATTACTATATTATAGGAGAATTCTATAGAGAAATTATTAATAAATTTGGTGGTACATCTACTAATGCTCTAATGTCAAATACTTGGAATATATGTGGTGATACAGTATATTTTAATAGTAAGGCAGATACAGTAGATCTTATAGGAGATAGGGGTGATACTTATTATATGAGGTATGATAATCTCAAAACTTATCCATATACTTTTGAAGATATTAATCAAGTATGTGATATAGTATCATTTTGCTGTGAGACTAGAATAAATATAGATGGTAGGTATGATAGGAACAGAGGATTACAAGATAATACAGCTATTAGTCCAACTAATTTCAACTTATATAATCCAGTTTATTCTCAGATAAACTCTATACTGTATACTTCTAAGTATATAGATTATGCAAAAATATCTTCTAGTAGTTATCCATCACTTATTACATGGAGTAAAACTAAAACTTTGGGGGAAGATATAGATACTTGGACTAGTTTTACATTAGTAAGTACTCTAGATTTAGATGGAGATAAAGGAGAAATTGTTTCTCTTAATAGATTTAATAATGAAATATATTCATTTCAGCCTAGAGGAATAAGTAGAGTTCTATTTAATCCAAGAGTGCAGATAAATTCTAGTGATGGTGTTCCCATTGAGATTTCAAATAGTGGAAAAGTAGAAGGGAAAATATATCTATCTGATAAATATGGATGTAGTAATAAATGGTCTATAGCAGAGTCTGGATTAGGAATATATTTTATAGATACCGATACCTCAGATCTATTTATATTAAACAATAGTATAAATAATGTATCTTTATCAAAAGGATTACATTCATGGTTTAAGCAGAAAGATAGTACTCTTACTTGGGATTTTGATTCCAATACTATAAGAACTTTATATGATAAAGTTAATAGGGAAGTATTATTAATTACTAATGAGGAATGCTTAGCTTTTAATGAGAACCTAATGGAATTTACTTCTTTTTATTCATATCCTAATATAAGATTTCTTTATAATTATTCAGGAGATACTTTCCAGGTTATGGATTCATCTATATGGAAATTACATGGGGGTGATTATAATACTATCTTTAATAATCCTTATGATTATGAGATTTCTTTCATAAATAATTCTGATTTAAATCAAGATAAAATATTTGATTCTATAGAGTTTATCTCAAGTGATACTCCTACATTTGATAATTTTGGAAAGAATAAGGTAGCATCATATTATCCTTTCTATAGTCTTGAAGCAGAAAATGAATACCAACAATCTATATCAGACACAAGTAAATTAAAAAAGAAATTCAGAATTTGGAGATGGAGTGTTGGTAGAAATATCTTAGGAAAAGTAGGAGATAAAGTTAATAGGGATAGAATAAGAAACACATGGGCTAAATTTAATCTAAAGGGTAATCTAACTTCAAGTGTAAAAATATATAATATAGATTCTGTCTATTATATATAATCTATTATAGTGATAGGTAAATAAATATTTTACTTATCACTATTTTTTCTTTTATTATGTAGGTTATATAAAAAATATTTATTACTTTTGTAAATAATTTATTGAGTCATGATTAAGAAAAAGAGAAAAAGAATAGCTAATTACTTTGATGGTTTACAGCCAACAGGTAGTATATTATACAGAGGTAATTCAGGAGTAGGTCTTGATGCCATGAGAAATGATATGAAAATAAGTGCAGACCAGCTATCTGAATTTAATAAATCACCAAATCTTTTCAATAAAACTATTACTGGATTAATTTCTGGTGCTAATGATGGATTAGCAGGTACTATAAGTAATTCTATGGGAGCATTAGGATCTGCTATTGGATCTGGAATATCAGGAGGTTTATCTTCAGGTGCAGGTAATTTTATTAGTGGTGCTGGTAAAATTGCAGGTACTTTTAGTCCTGTAGTAGGGGCAGGATTAAATATTATTGGTGGATTAGTAAATAGAGCCTTTGGAAGTTCTATAAATGATGAAGCTGTTAATAATATAAAAACTGCTAATTTGTCACATGGAAACACATCATTTGATAGTACAGGTACAAGTGATTTACTTAACCAAAATCTCACTACCCTAGGTAGCATTAGTGAATCAGAAGTAGGTAAAGATGGATGGTTTAGTAATAAAGCTAAAAATTTAACAGATAAACTTAATACAGAAAGAAATGTAGCAAATGCACAATATTTAGCTAATTATAATTTAGCTGCTGATAATATAGACAATCAAACCTTACAAGAAGCTTTGGCTAATTATAAATCATTTGGTGGTCCTATTAATATGAGATATTCAGGTATTATGTCACCTTTTGGTAATAGATTTGATGATGGTGGGGGGATTCATATAAAGAAAGAGAATAGAGGAAAGTTTACTGCATTAAAGGAAAGAACTGGTAAATCTGCTTCTTGGTTTAAAGAACATGGAACTCCTGCACAAAAGAAGATGGCTGTATTTGCACTTAATGCAAGAAAGTGGAAACATGCTGATGGAGGACCTTTAATAGTAACTCCAAAAGAGTCTTATATAATGAATCCTTATGATAATATAAAGATATTTGATAAAGGAGGGTCTTTGACTAATAAAAAATCTTCTTCTAGAAGGTTCAATAATAACTATAAAGAAGGAGAAAATTATGACGTTACTGAAGAGGAAGTAAAACTATTAAAAGAATTAGGTTATGAGTTTGAGTATGTGTAATAATTATATAGTTTACAAGCATACTTCTCCTTCTAACAAAGTTTATATAGGAATTACTAAGTTTGACCCTAAATATAGATGGCTTAATAATGGAAGAGGGTATAGGAATCAAACTGTATTTTTTAATGCAATTATAAAATATGGATGGATAAACTTCAAACATGAAATCTTATATATGGAGTTATCAGGGGAAAAAGCTTTAGATAAAGAAGAGGAGCTTATAAGAAAGTATAAATCTTATGACAGAAGATTTGGTTATAATGTGTCCCTTAGAGGATGCTTAATACCTACTAATACTACCAACAGTACAAGAAGTAATAGTAGGAGAAAAGAGATATTACCTATTCCAGCATGGAAAAATAGAGGGAAAATAATACATAAATTTAATGCAGCTACTGCCTCTATAGTCAGAACATATAGAAGTGTACATGAGCTAGCAGTTGAGTTAGATGTCCCTATTGAAACTCTAAGAACTAGATTAAATAAGTATGGAATCTTAGAATATCCAGAATATTATTATAAGTATGCAAATAATCAAACCCCAAAGGTAGATATGCTTTCTTTAAATGGGGAATATATAAGGACCTTTAGCTCATTAAATGATGCCTATAAATATATTAATAGAGTTAATAAGGGTGGCATAACTAGTGTTTGTACTGGAAACAGAGATTCTTATGTAGAATATAAATGGAAGTTTAGATATGAAAATTAAAATAACTAAAATACCTAATAATAAGAGGGCTTTCGGAGGATGGAATAATACACATGGAGGAGATTTTTCTAATGGAGTTATCCAAATAAACTCAGGAGGATTACATTCTACTAATCCAAATGAAGGAGTACAAATGGGTATAGATACTCAGGGAATTCCTAATTTAGTAGAAGAAGGAGAAGTTGTATTTAATGATTATGTATTTAGTAACAGATTAAAAGTACCTAAGGATATTAGAAATAAATATAAATTAGGAAATAAAGAACTTACTTTTGCAGAGGCAGCTAAAAAGATGTCTAAGGAATCAGATGAAAGACCTAATGATCCAATTAGTCAAAATGGTTTAAATGATTCTATGTTTAAACTTCAGCAGGCTCAGGAATATATGAGACAGAGTAGAGAAAATAGAAAGGTAAAACAATATGCACATGGAGGTAAATTAGGTTTACTATTTGATGGTGTTGGGCCTTATGAGCAATTCTTAAACAATTATGGTAAGAATCCTTATGAATTGAATGGTGGTACTGTACCTAATTATACTATTTCTCCTGATGATAATGAATTACTTGATGTAGCAAGAATTAGACTAGGGGAAGCTCCTAAAGGTACTGGTAATAGTATTACAGCCAGATCAGCAAGGAATGAAAATAATATAATCTTACCTACTAGAGATTCTAAGTTATCTATGCTTAGATATGCACCAGTAGTAGGAGCTGCAATAGGAGTAGGACAAAATATATTTAGTAAACCTGACTATAGTAGTTCTAATGCATTATTAGATGCAGCTATGGAATCAGGAAATTATACTCCTATAGATTATAAACCTATTGGTGATTACTTAACATATAGACCTTTTGATAGAAACTTCTACATAAATAAATTAAATGCACAGTCTGGGGCAACTAGAAGATCTATAGTTAATCAGAGTGCTGGTAATAGAGCCACTGCAATGGCAGGATTATTAGCTGCTGATTATAATGCACAAAGTAAACTGGGAGACCTTGCTAGACAGGCTGAGGAATATAATTTGGCACAAAGACAATCTGTAGGTCAATTTAATAGACAGACTAATATGTCTAATTCTGAAATGAAACTAAAAGCAGATATGGCAAATCAGGAATTAGCACAAAAATCTAAATCAATTAGACTCAATGGTATTGCACAGGCTATGGCAATGAGAGATGCTATTGATGGTAGAAGAGATGCAAGTATGAATGCCAATCTTACTAATCTATTTGATTCACTTGGTAATATTGGAATTGATGCCTATAATAGAGCTGATAGAGATATGCTCATAAATGCAGGTATATTTGGAACTCTAAGTCAGAAACCACAAGGGTGGAGTGATGATAGATGGAATAAATATAGGGAAGCTATACTTGGTAGTAAGTATTCCAAAGGAGGAAGAATAAAAAAGAGAAGAGGAGGTCTCACATATTAATATGTATATAGGATATATTTACAAAATAACTAATAAGATAAATGGTAAATCATATATAGGAAAAACTAATAATATAATTAGAAGATGGAAAGAGCATAAATATGGACATGGAGGAACTGCTATACTAAGTAAAGCCTTTGTTAAATATGGAATAGATAATTTTGATTTTTCTATTATAGATATAGAAAAATATAATACAACTGAAAAACTAAATAAACAGCTAGCTGAATTAGAAATTTACTATATAGGTGTTTATAATACCTTTAAAAATGGCTATAATGCTACTATTGGAGGAGATGGTATTAGTTTCTATAAACATTCTGAGAAAACTAAGAGAAAAATTAGTAATTCCAATAAAGGCAAAACAATATCTAAAGAAAGATTAGATAAAATGAGAGTAGCAATGCTGGGCAGACATCATACTCCAGAAGCAAAAGAAAAGATAAGAAAAGCATTATTAAATAGAAATCATTCTATATATGAAAAAATGGCTCTAAAAAATAAAGGAAAACATAGAGACTATGAAATGATTATGAGGGGAGCCATGAAGAGGAAAAAATCCATCTTACAATATGACAAGTATGGTAATTTCCTAAAAGAGTACAAAGGAATAACTGATACTAGCTATACTATAACTAATATTATTGCCTGTTGTAAAGGAAAGATAAAAAGTGCTTATGGATATATTTGGAGATATAAATCAGAAAACACTTATCCATTACATATAACTGTTCCTAATAATGCTAGAGCACAGTTTTATAGGACTGTGTTGCAGTATTCTAAGGAAGGAAAATTTATAGCTATGTATAATTCTATTTCCAAAGCTTCATTATCTACAGGTATAAATAAAAGCGCTATTAGAAATTGCTTATATGGATGGAGTAAAACAGCAGGAAATTATGTTTGGAGATTTAAAGAAGAGGAGATAAATATATGAGTTGGGGAAATTTTAGCTTAGTTGTAAATAGTAAATTTCAACCTTTCTCTTTTGAAAGGTATATACAACCCTATCAATTATATGGCCAAAACTACAGAGACATAGAGAATCAATATGCAGAGCTTGAAACAAAAGCTAATATATGGGATAAATTAGCTAATGAGCAGACTGATTCTAGGGCATACCAAATGTATAAGACCTATGCAAATGATCTTGAAAAAGAAGCTGAAAGACTGTCAAAAGAAGGTCTTAATACTTCAAGTAGAAGAAATATGCTTAACATGGCATCCAGATATAGTAAGGAAATTACTCCTCTGGAAAATGCTTACAAAGCTAGAGCAGAAGAAATAAAAGAACAAACTGCTGGTAGAGCAAATGGTATAGTATATGAAGGTAATGCTGCAACATCATCTTTAGATAGATATTTAGATAATTCAGCAATAAAATATAATTCTGCCAATAGTAGAGAAAGTTTTCAAAGAGTAGCTACTGCTGCTGCTGCACTACAAAAGAAATTAAGAGATTATGGTAGAGGTAAACCTCTTGATGGTTTTATTAGAACATGGCTACAAGATCATGGATATAGAGATAATGAAATATACCAAGCAATAAATGAGGTACAAGGAGCATTACAAGGAGATGGAAATGTAAGAGGGAATAATGTTCTTACAAGCATCTTAGCTAATGAAATGAATACATCAGGTGTTAATAACTGGAAAGATAAAAATGCCAGATTAGATTTCTTTAATAGAATAGCTCCTGCACTGTATAATGCAGTTGGCCAAACTAATGTTGGAGTATATGAGGATAAAGCAGCCTTAATGAAAGCACAAGAGGCTATGCAAATAAGAGCTGAAAGAAGAGCAGCAGCCAGAGCTAAAGAAGAAGCTAATTTTGCAGATAGGAGGACTAGGGGAAGCCTTCCTATAGATACAATTAATTTAGTAAGTCCCAATATGGAAGGAACTAAGGGATCCAAGAAAGTTAATAAAGCTTTAAATTTCTTTGGTATTAATCCTAAAAATGGTAAAGCAGCTATGTATCGTAGTGTAGCTATAATAGATAGTGGATATGCTGTGAGTGCCAAAAATAAAAATGGAGGTAATAAGTTCCAGATTTGGTCTAAAGATGGTAGGTTACTGACTAAATCTCAATTCATACAGCAGGGTAAAACTCAAGAAGATAGAAGAAGGCTTGGATTATTTTATGAAAGAGATATTACTCAAAATGCAGCAGCTTTGGGATATAATCTTGGCTCATTATCTTCAAGAGGAAAAGTACCTACTATAAGAAATTTCTCACATAGTGCTTCTAATATAAACAGTGATTCTAGTCCTTATGTTATGAGTGCATTGCAGGTTAAATTTGAAGATGAGGGTAAGATACTTACTAGACTACTTCCAAAATTAACTGAGAATGAAAATGAAACTGTGATAAAGGAGGTAGAAAGCTTTGATAAAACAGGAAAAGTAAAAGATACTGGAAAAATAGTAGAAGTTAGTACATTCTTAGATGATAAGGGGAATTTAAAAGGTACTCCTAATTTTTTTGCCACTCCTAATGTAAATACTGATGGTATATTTATGAAATTTAATGGTAAGACATATTTAATACCTAGAAGTAAATTAGGAAGTTTAAGTAACTCTACTTATAATATAGATGTACCAGCTTTAAATGCTGCCATTGAAAGAAAAAATAGATGGATTGATCAATATGGTGAAGATGCATATTATAGTTCTAAGGAAGGAAATGATAATGAAGATATTATAGATAATAGTGGTGCTAACTTCTTAAGAACTGCATTTAATACCTTAGGGTGGAGTGGAAAAGCACCTGTATATGATGTTAATTTTGACAGTGAAACTAAAATACCTTAATAAATAATGGCAGCTAAAGTTAAAGATATAACAGAGACTGGGCCTAAGGCACTGAGAGGAGTTAGAAATCCTGACCTTTATACAAGTAAAGATAATCCTCTAAGTCTTGGCATATCTGATATAGAGAGGAAAGCATTACAAGATGAAGCAGCAAGAGCTATATATAGAAATTATGATACTGCTCATGGTCATATAGGCTATGAAGAACTTAGTAATCCTATATTATATAATCCTGAAAATGTATCACCAGAGAGTGGATTAAGTAATTATGGAGATTCTGCCTATGATAGTGGAATACTATATAATCCTACTCCTGATGATATACAAAATCAAAGAGCATATAGTCAGCCCTGGTATGCAAAGATTGGGGCTGGCTTAGCTAAAGGTGCTATACTTGCAGGTACTACATTCCTTGATGGTACATTAGGATTAATATTTGGAGCAAATAATGCCATTAGAGAGAAGAGATTTTCAGGCTTATGGGATAATGATTTCTCAAAGGCTATGCAATCTGTTAATGAATGGTCTGAGGAAGCACTACCTAACTATTATTCAACAGAAGAGCAAGAACAACCTTGGTATACACCTAGTAACCTATTTAGTGCAAATACTCTAGGAGATAAACTTATAAAGAACCTTGGTTTTACAGTAGGTGCTTTTTATAGTGGTAAATTAGGTTCAGCCATTTTAGGTACTGGCTTAAATCTCTTACAGAATACTAAAAGAGGAGCACAGGCATTTAATAAAGTAGCTAATTTAGCTGAGAGTATGAATTTAGTTAAAAGTGCCTCTGAGTTGCCAGCATCAATAACTTCTACTATAGGTGCTACACTATCAGCAGTTAATGAAGGTAGAATAGAGGCTCTTAATAATACCAAGGACTGGTATGAGTTACATAAAATGGAACTTGATGATAGCCATCTTGAAAGACTACAAGGAATAAAAGATACTTACTTTGGAACTGAAATATATGATAAATTAGTACAAGCAGAAAATGATAACTATCAAAGTTCCTTAAATAAATTAGATGAGGATAGGAAGAAAATGGGTAATATGGATTTAGCTATGAATCTTCCTATTTTACTTATGTCTAATATTATACAATTTGGTAAGTTATATGCCAATGGATTTAAGACTGCTAGAAAAGCTAATAATATAGTAGGTAGAGCAGGGGAATACACTGCTGGTACTACAAAGTTAGGCTCAACATTAGCTATAACAAGAGGTGCATTGTCTGAGGGTACTGAGGAAATATTACAAAAGGCAGCTAGTGCAATATCAGGTAATTATTACTCTACTGATGTTCATAATTTCTATAAAGCAAAGGAGGATCCTAATGCTGCACAAGAAACTCTAAGTTTCTCTAAAGCTTTTACTGAAGGAATGAAAGAAACTTTTGGTGATAGTTCTTCTTGGGAAGAGTTTGCTTTAGGTGCAGTTACTGGTGCATTAGGTATACCCATGTTTAGAAGTATAAGAAGCTCAGAGGGTAAGCTACAATCTCCCATAACTATAGGAGGAGGTGCTATAAATGAGTGGAGAGATTATAGAGAAAAAAGAAGAAGAGAACAAGATATTGCTGACTATTTAAATAGCAGAGTAAACTCCCCTGAGTTTAAGGCTTACTATCAGGGTCTTATAAGGCATAATAAGTATCAAAATGATATGAATAGTGCAGCTGAAAATGGGGATGAATTTGATTTTAAGAATGCAGAACATTCCCAACTGGTTTCTGATATTGCCATGTTTGATAATGCAGATAGGATAGAAGACTTTAAAACTTTAGTTTCATCAGCCTTTGACACTTCAGATGAAAATCTGAAATCAATAGTAGAAAATACAACTTCTATACTAGATAATGGAAATTTAGTTGGTCCATTCTCACAGTATGCTATAAAGAATGCAGATGGTACAATCTCAGCTAACTTTGGAAGTGAAGAAAGTAAGCAAAAGATGATTGACAAACTTACTCAAAACAAAGATGATATATTTAATACTATTGAAAAATATCAAGATATAAAAGATGCACTTGATATTAGAACAGGGCAAAGATTATCTGATGAACAGCTTGAGGAGTTAACATGGATGAGATCTCAATTAGATAATTGGTCTGATAGATCTGTTGAGATGTCTAAGGATATTAGAGATTATATAAGAAAAATATCTGGGTATCTGAATACAGCATTAAGATATAACACGGAACTAAGAAATAGAGAAGGTGCTAGTAATAAAGAAAGAACAGAACTGTATGATAGGCTAAATAAAAATGTATTAAATATACAACATAATCTAAGTATCTTAGATGGAGCAATAAGTTTATCAGATGAAGATCTAGCCTCTGTACTTAGAACTAAACCTGAATTTGTAGATGATTTAATAAATGAGATAGACTCTATTGATCCAAGTATCTCTGGCAATGTAATAACCGAGGATAGTAAGGAAGAGATAAAATCAAAATTAAATGATATTAAAAGACTAGGAAATGCATATAAAACATACAGTGATACCCTAAGAGAGTATTTAAGGAACCCAAATAAGCAGATTGAAGATCATGAAAAAATAGATACTCAGAGTGAAATAGAGGCTAAGAATAATCAAATTGATAATATGTCTACTCCTGAAGTAGTAGAATCTATAGAGAAAGGTGATCTAGATTTTAGTGATATGGATTTAGACTTTGATCAGTCTGATTTGGATATTCTTAATGGTAATAAAAGTGATGCAACAGAGGAGGAAATTAACAGTACTTCTAGGAGAGCAAAGATAAAAAATGCTAAGGATATAGTTAATACTAAAGAAAAAGCTAAAAATAAAGCCAAGGTATTATCTAAAGATTCTGATCAATATGATGAAATTATATCAATACTAGATGAAGCTTCAAAAGTATCTGATACTCCAGAAGAATTACTAGATCTTGAAACTGAAATATTTAATGACCCTTCTTTTTTAGCTACTACTAAAGAAGAAGAAGATATGGCTAAAGATCTACAAGATAATGGATATAGCCCAGAAGATATAGAAGAGGCAATACTAGAGTCAAAGACTAAGAGAAATGACGAGATTAAAGGAATTCTCCAACAGATAAAAGATGATATTAATAAGGAGAATGGAGAACTTGAATCCTTGCCAAGTCCAAATGACCCAAATAATATAGTTCTTAGAGAATTTGGAGATATTAAGAGTGCAGATCCTACAGAATCTGCTAGTGTAGTAAATAAGAATAATAGTAAAAACAGTAAGAAAGAAGAGGAAGAACCTCTTACTCCTAATATAAGTAATGCATCTATATTAGATACAGGAACCAGTTCTTCTGTAGATAATCCAAGTGAATTAAAAGGATACTGGAAATCTAATACTTCTGAATTACCAATACATAGAAATCAAGACAATAATGACCCATATTATGTAACTGTTAAGGATCCAAAAAATAAAGCATTATATAAAGCTATATATGAGTTTCTTGAAAAGAAAGGGGTATTCAATAGAATAAAGAATAATGAAATAAAAAGAGGGCAAATGGTTAGATTTGCTTTCTCCAAGCAGCTTAATAATAGTATAGTTGGTGCTATAAAAGAAGAAGTCCCTGTATTATTAATTATTGATGATAATAATAACATAATAGGTGACTTATCAAACCCTTATGATACTAATATATTTAACACTTTTGATGGATTAGGAGATTTATACAATAAAGCAATAAATTTTGCTAAAGAGCATTCAAATGATAATATGGATGATCTAATAATAATCCCTAATGTAGAAAGTACTATTAGTAAAATTTATATAGGAAGGCCAAAGTTTACTCCCACAAAAGAAGGAAATAAAGTCTTTAATTCATTAAATACTATAGCTGGTGATAGAGAATTTAAGTTAAGTTTGGCACTTACATCTTCTCCTAACCCAGTAATGATTATGGAGCATGGAAGAAGAAAATCACAAGGTCTAACTAAAGAAGAACTATCTATTATTCTTCCTAACTCTGCTAAAGCAGGACAGCCATTCCTAATAATAGAAACCTCAGATGACAGAAGGAAATATTATCCTGTTCCCATAATAATGCCTTTATTTAGTAAGGAAACTAGAGATAGTGACTTACATAAGAAAGTAAATAGTCTAATATCTGAGTTACAGGATAATAGTATTCTTGATAATCCAGATAATTTACTTAAGTGGAAAGATAAACTTAAAGAGCTATTATCAATAAGTGATATTTATATAGAACAAGTATCTGATAATGAGAATCCTACTGTAAAGATAAGAATAAAAAGACTAAATACAGACACTTCTTGGGATTCTGTTTATACTGGGCCTTTAAATACAAGTAATATAGTAGAGAGTTTGGAATCAGTAGGAATTCCTTTCCAAGTATCCAGAAAATATATAAATTCTACTTATGATGGGCTATCCTATAATAATATGATAGGTGAACTGGCTAAAGCAAATATTGAGGTAGGGGAACTTCATACTGTTAATGACTTCTTTACTTTGAATCCAGTAATAAAGGGTAAGCAGGAGAAAGCAAAAACTATAAAAGATTCAGATAATATCTTAAAGGATGCTGTAGATAGTAGAAGCAGAAAGAGTGCTATTAACTTTGTAGAGAAAGTAATAATTCCTAATCAATCTAAAGTAGATAGAACCAAGACAGATTCAGATTTCTATTATATTAAAGAAGATGATGGGAAATATCATAAGTATGAAAGAATACATAGATTATTACCTTCTAACTTTAGTGGTACTTCAAAGTATGGAGACAGAGCATTAGTTATTGGATCTGCTATTGATAAAATAGTAAGAGATTATTTTAATAATAGTAAGACTGAAAAACCTGAATACTTATCAGAAGATGCATATAAGTCTCTTATAAACTATCTAGATACTCTTAATAAATGGATTAAAGATAATAATTATACTATATTTGCTAATAATCTTGTAATACATCATAAATATCCAGATGGTAGAAGGATAGCTGGTGAAGTTGATTTATTAATAGTAGATAATAAGGGTAATTATCTAATCTATGATATTAAGACCAGTGCATATAGTTTTTACTCTCCATCATTTACTGAGGTACATCCACAGTGGGGACAGCAGATGTCTACTAAATCTTATTACTCTTATCAGACATCATCTTATGCAACTTTAGTTAAAGATGAATATGGAAAGAATGTAGCTAAGACAGCATTAATTCCTTTTACACTTACTTACAGTAAAGAGAATCCAAGGTTAGTTACTAGTTTGGTTCATGAAAAAAATATAATACTTGATTTTATAAACCCAAATGTATTCTTTAGTCAAGCTATAACTGAAAGTGGAAATTCTGCTATGGATGACTTAGATGCTGCTTTAACTAGTCTTGAAGGAAAGACTAATAGTAAAAATCTTTCTAATGTATTATCTAGGGAAGAAGCACTCCAGAGAATAAAGGAAACTAAGCTATTCAGAACTCCCCAAAGAAAGGCTATACTTAGTAAGTTAGAAGATAGTACATTATCAGATATTGCTAATACAAAAGAAGCTATTCTTAGAGCTAAGTTATCTAAATTAGATGCCCTTATCAAGCCTAATATGACTAAGGAGGAAGTTAATAACCTAGTTAATGAAACTTTAAGTTCTGCATTAAATAGAGTAAAAGATGAAACTATTGAGCCTAAATCTAACACTGTAGATAAGGAAATAAGAAAGATAAGATCTATAATACCACAATTAACTAAAGAGGATGCTATAGTAATTGTAAATTCTATTATAAAAACCCCTACTGGCTATGCATGGGGACAATTTAAGAATGGTATTATTACTCTATACAATAATGCTGCAAAAGGTACTGCTTATCATGAAGCTTTTCACTATGTATTTAATACATTATTAGATAATAATGAGATTAATCTAGCTTATTCTGATGCTAGACAGCAATGGGGGGACTTAGATGCTATATCTCTTGAAGAAAGAATGGCAGAAGATTTCAGGGAGTATATGCAAAATGAAGAAACCTTTATTGGTAGACTAAAGAATATATGGAAAAGATTAAAGAATATTATTAGTAAGATATTTGGAAAGAGTCATTACTTAGATAATCTCTATTATAATATATCTAGAGGTAATTATAATGCTATAAGTGAGGAGGAAAGAAATAACATTTTAAGAAATGCTAAAAGAGACACTCAAGGAAGGCTCCTAGCTCCTAATGGTAAACCTTCTAATCTTACTGAAGAACAATATGTACAAGTAAGAACTAAAGCTTTTAAAGACTGGTTTGGTGATTGGGAAAATAACCCCAAAGAAGCATCTAAGGTAATTGATGAAAATGGTGAACCTTTAGTTGTTTATCATGAAAGTCCTAATGTATTTAATGTTTTTGATACTTCTAAAAAAAGATATAATGTACATGAAGTAACTGGTATATGGGCTTCTCCTATAAATAGAAAAGGTAGAGGTTATGGTGAAAATATATATCATTTATTCCTTAATTTAAGGAATCCTATAAATACTTCTATAAAACAAGTTAAGAATATAAATGAACTTAGAACTTTAGAAAATAATGCCCTTAAAAATGTTAATTCAGATGGTGCTATATTAGATACTATTGATAAATTTGGATATGAAACTCAATATTATGTAAAAAACCCTAATCAAGTTAAATCAGCTACAGATAATATAGGTACATTTGATTCTAATAATCCTGATATTAGATATAAGGAATTAACTAAGGAAGATATACAGAGTGATGTAGAAAATATTGTTAATAATCCAATGGTGAATAAAACTAGATTTGGTAAGAATAATTCCTGGGGAAAACTAAAGGATTCTTTATTAGAGCAAGGTTATATTATAAAGGGATATTATGATAAGGTGAAGGAAGGATATAGAGTTACCTCTGTTACAAGAGATCCTAGCATAAAGCAAGCTAATGATATTAGGGAATATCATAGGAACAGACTTGAATATTCTAATCTTACAGAGGAACAGAGAGAATATTTAAAAGAGAGGAATATACCTATATCCAGATTTAATAATATGACTCTTGAAGAGAAAGAAATACTATTTGAATGTATGTCTTAGTAAAAAAAAAATAGGGAAGCTGTAATTAGCTTCCCTATTTTTATATAATAACTTATTAAAATTTTTTAATAAGGCCTAGCATAATAGTTTATACTATTATCTATATCATATATTAATCTTTGTAATTGGTTATATTGAGATACTACGGGTAATCCAGATTTTAATAGATTCTTTTCTAATGTACTTAGCCCTTCATATTTACCTGATTTTATCTCATTATTCCAATCTCTTGGATCCATAAGACTTGTAAATAGATTAGTTAAATTTTGAACTTGGGTTATAGAAGCTGCTGGTGATTTTACAGTCTTTAGCATTTCCTGTAATAATATAGGTGAGGGTGTTAAGGTTCCAAGTTCATGTTCCAATCTTCTAGCTGAATACTCTGCTAATTTTAATGCCCAGGGTCTGTTCTTATCATCAGGCCATTTTATAAATTCTACTAAGAGAACAACAGCACATAATTGGGCCATTTCTGTAATTGCTCTTCTAATATTATATTTCTCATTATCTGTTAATTCACTCGT